CGCTGGATGCCTCCGGCAACCTCGGCATCGGGGTCACGCCAGCAGCCGGTGTAAGATTTGATGTTCGTAACAATTCCACGACCACGCTTGCTGATATGCGTAATGCTAACGCAAGTGGATACGGTATTTATATTGCCGCCGGTAGTTCATCGTCTCAATATGTTCAGCGATGGGCAGATTACAACAACAACTCTTTAGCAACGCTTGATGCGTCGGGGAATTTGGGGGTGGGGACGAGCAGTCCGGGGACTAGACTTCACATAGAAAATGCGGGTTTAGATTGTAGATTAAGGGTGATTAGCGGCACGGCGCATGATGCGGCAATACAATTTGGCGACACATCTTCGTCAACACAAGGCGCAATTATTTATGATAACGCCGCAGACGCACTTCGGTTTCAAGCCAACGGCTCCGAACGCGCACGCATCCCGGCGGCGGGTGGCTTCCAATGTGTTAACAGCATCTCCGTCGGCAACGCAACCCCAACAACCTCTGGCGCAGGCATCACCTTCCCCGCCACGCAGTCGGCCAGCAGCAACGCGAATACGTTAGACGATTACGAGGAGGGGACGTTTACGCCGAATATTAATTCCGGCATCACCTCAGTAAACATAGTTACACAAAACGGAACCTATGTAAAAATCGGAAACCTAGTAACGTACAGCCTGCGACTAACATTAAATGCAGGAACCGCTGCGGCAACGATTATAAAAATTGGGGGCCTTCCGTTTACCACCGCAAGCTCTCCTCGCGGAATGGTTGCATCCTTTGCGTATGCAACGTCCTCAATTATAAACTCAACGTCCACTAATCTTCCGACGTTGGAAAACCAAGCCGGTGGCAGTACGATAGCATTTTATAAGACGGACGGAAATCAATTTCTTGGTACTGACTTAAACAATGCTGCAGCATTTGATTTAGATATTGGCGGTCAATACTTCGTTTAATTATCTGCATCAGACGGTGCAGACGGACAGTCCACAGCCATAAGGAGATAAATCATGGCAAATTTTGAAGAACGAGTTTTTATCAGCGAATTTAACGTGCAGCCCTCGGGCAGCATCGGCGTTCGCAAGACGACCGAAATCTTGAAGGATGGCGAGGTCATCTCGCAGACGTATTGGCGCTGTGTGCTGGCGGTGAACGATCCGCAGGCGCAGGAAGTCTTGGGCGCGGAGCCGTGGTATCTCGGCATCGCCAACAACGCATGGGCCACGCTCCCGCCGCCGGTGGAGGCGTAATGGAACCCGTCAAACTTGAAGTGACCTTGGAAGAAGCCGTCGCCATCGTGAACTTGATCGGGTCACTCCCGACGAGCCAAGGCGCGTGGCCGCTGTTTGAAAAACTGAAGGCACAGGTGCAGCCGCACCTTCCTAAATCTGAAGAGGTATCTAAACAATGAGTACTGTAATCACTTGGTCTGTCACCGCGATGGACTGCTACCCCGAAGCCGACGATCATCAAGACGTTGTGTTCAACGTGCATTGGACTTGCGCTGGCGTGGACGACACCTACACGGGCAGCGTCTATAGCACTTGCGGTGTTCCCGCTCCGAGCGGTTCGTTCACCCCGTATGCTGACCTCACGCAGGATCAAGTCCTTGGCTGGATTTGGGCGAACGGCGTGGACAAGCAAAGCGCAGAGGCAGCGGTTGAGCAGCAGATCGCCAATGCCAAGAACCCGCCTGTGGTCACGCCGCCGTTGCCGTGGGTTGCGTAGTGACCGCCAACACCGTCTTCTTGCTGATCTTCGCAGTGCTTCAGGTGTTAGACATCTGGACGACGTTGACAGCACTCAAGATGGGCCATCGGGAAATGAACCCGGTGCTGGCAAAAGCGTTTAACCACGCCGAGCCGCTGGTAGTCATGGTCGTCATCAAACTCGCCGGGGTCTTTGCCTTGTGGTGGGCAGAGATGTACTGGCTGACGGGCTTGATGTGTGCGATGTATTTGTGGGTGGTGAATAACAATTTGGATGTGATTCAGAGAAAGAAGTGATGGAAGTTCAAGTGTTATTCAACATCATCGTAGGCGTAGCGGGGTTGTTTGGGGGGTGGATACTCAACAACATCTCCCGCTCGATTGAGCGATTAGACGATAATGTGCGTGAAATGCCAATGGTGTATGTGATGCAAGACTCTTATAGCCGTGACCAAACGCGTTATGCGCGGGACATTGATGAAATTAAAGATATGCTCGGCAAAATCTTTGACAAGTTGGATAGCAAGGCTGACAAATAAACGACACAGCCGACATTGACCAAGAGCGACGATACGGTGAGGGCTAAAAAATGATGACACTTATATCCACTTTTCTGTCGTTTCTGGCAGGGGGCTTGCCTAAGATCCTTTCGATTTTCCAAGATCGTCAGGACAAGAAGCACGAACTTGCGCTTGTCGCGGCACAAAAGGAACGTGAGTTAGCCCTTGCTGAACGCGGTTTCCTTGCTCAGGCCAAGGTGGAGGAGATCAAACTAGAGCAGATCCAGACCGAAACTGAGGGCGAGGAACGTCAAGCCCTCTACGCCCATGACGTTGAAATCGGCAAAGGCGCATCCCAGTGGATGATCAATCTCAGAGCCAGTGTGCGTCCGGTTGTCACCTACATCTTTGTATTGGAACTGGTGGCGCTCAACATCGCTGGAGTCTGGTATGCGTACACCACCGGCATCCCCTTTGCGATAGCCATGGAAAACGTCTTCTCAGATGATGAGATGCTGATCCTGTCCTCAATCGTCGCTTTTTGGTTTGGAACACAGGCTTTTGGAAAGAAGTGAACGTTAGCCTCGCAGCCATCCAAATGATCAAGCACCACGAAGGGGTGAGGACTAAGCCTTACCGCTGTCCGGCGCTGCTTTGGACGGTGGGCGTGGGCCATGTCATCGACCCCTCTCACATCGCGGTGAAGCATGATGAGCGTAAAAACCTACCGATACCCGCAGGCTGGGATCGCGTCCTCACCATGGGAGAGGTGGACGATCTTCTGGCTAAAGACCTTATGCGCTTTGAGCGCGGTGTTCTTAGAAACTGCCCTAGTGCTGTTGGTCGTCAAGGAGTCTTCGATGCTCTCGTCTCTTTTTCGTTCAATGTCGGGCTAGGCAACCTACAACGCTCTACGCTGCGAATGAAGACCAACCGTGGAGAGTTTGAACAAGCCGCAGACCAGTTTCTGAAGTGGACTAAAGCAGGCGGTCGAGTACTTCCCGGTCTGGTTAAACGCCGCAAAGATGAACGGGCGCTGTATCTGTCAGGAGTGACGTAATGTTTACAGTGATAACATTTATTAATTTAAAGAATGAACACACGTTGTATTTATTTAGGACTGCCTAATCATAAGCAATTTTATAACACCAGTTTGACGGAGGATGGATGGCGATAAGTAAGCCAAAATTTCAACCTGGTGTGAACAAAGAAGGCACCGAGTACACTGCTGATAGCGGGTGGTTTGATTCCGATAAAGTGCGTTTTCGGCAAGGTAGGCCAGAAAAGATCGGTGGCTGGCAGAAGTATCTATCTTCTAATTTTCTTGGAACATGTCGATCGATATTTGATTGGGCAACCAATGCATTTACTACTTACTTAAGTTTTGGCACAAACCTTAAGTTCTATGTCAACGAAGGAAATTCTATCTACGACATTACGCCTATTCGGAAGACTGTTAATCCGATGGCAAACAATCCGTTTACAAGTGGTTCTGCGGGATCTGTAGAGGTAACCGTAACGGATACTGCCCACGGAGCAGTGGTCAACGACTTTGTAACCTTTAGCGGAGCCTCTGGTTTTGATGGCATACCAGCAGGCGATCTCAATAAAGAACATCAGATTACTCAGATCATTAATGCCAACAGCTACAAGATTGTAGTAGCTACGCCGTGTACTGCGGGTGCGATCTCTGGTGGTGGCGCGGTAGTTATTGCGAATTACCAAATCAATGTAGGTTTGGATGTATATGTTCCAAGCACTGGGTGGGGAACTGGATCATGGGGTTCTGGCCCTTGGGGTTCTGCAACAGCGATTACATCCTCTAATCAGCTAAGGCTTTGGTCGCAAGATAACTATGGCAATGACCTGATCTTTAATGTTCGTGGTGGCGGAGTTTATTTCTGGGATCAAAGTTCTGGAACTTCTACAAGGGGTGTGGAATTGACAACGGTGAGCGGTGCTTCTGATGCGCCAGTGATTGCCACACAGATCATGGTAAGCGAAAACTCCGCACAAGTATTGGCCTTCGGCTGTAATGCAATAGGCTCATCGACAATTGATCCCCTGCTCGTTAGATGGTCTAAATCAGATAGCGCAGTAGACTGGACACCGACATCCACTAACGATGCAGGCGGTCAGATTCTAGGCTCTGGATCGTTCATCGTTACTGCCCAAAAGACCAAGCAGGAAGTGCTGATCTTTACCGATGCCGGCGTTTACAGCATGAGGTACGTAGGGTCTCCTTTTGTTTATTCATTTACCTTGGTTTCTGATTACCATGGCTGTATTTCCCCGAACTGCGTAGCTGATGCCAATGGACTTGTTTTCTTCATGGACGAAGGGAACTTCTATGTCTACAACGGCGCAGTTCAGACGCTAGATTGCACAGTCCTAAACTATGTATTTTCAGACATTAACTTAGGGCAGGCATACAAAATCTTTGCCGCGACAAACTCAAAGTTCTCTGAGGTGACCTGGTATTACCCATCGCAGAACTCCCAAGAGATCGACCGATATGTATCCTACAACTACAAGGAAAACATCTGGTACATCGGCACGTTAGATCGAACGGCTTACTATGATTCAGCACTAAAGAACTTCCCAATTGCTGCTGGCGAAAGCAACGGATCTAACTACTTGTATCAACATGAAGTTGGATACGATGCTGATGGAAGTGCGTTATCTGCTTATATTGAATCAGGCAGTCTTGAGCTTGATCCTGGACAGAAGTTTATGTTCATGTCTAGGGTCATTCCTGACTTCAAGTTCCAAGGCACAACAAGCTCTAATATGATTAGCCTAGTTATTAAGGGCAAGGATTACCCGTTGCAAACCTTAAACGTGAAGTCAACCTCTACGGTAGGATCTTCCACAGACCAGGTGTTTGTTCGAAACCGGATGCGTCAGGCAGCAGTGCGAGTCGAAAGTTCTGGTCTTGGATATGGATGGAGACTGGGTGATCTTCGCTTTGATCTTCGAACGGATGGGCAACGCTAATGGCTGGAAGAATCCCTCTTACGCTGCCTGTTGCGGGTACGGAATATGATCGCTTCAATGAAGCGCTGACCCGTAGAACGCTAGAGCTTGAAATACAAGAATTGCGATCTGAAGTTCTTCGGGCAAAAACTCAGGCTGATAATATTGGCAGTCTTGCCATGAGACGCTTTCAGTTCCTTCTGATGGGAGCTAAAAATGTCTGACTCATTAAGGGTTCTTGGGCAGTTAAACCCTGCAGCCTCTACCTTGCTTGAACTATATGTAGTGCCAGATTTAACTCAGACCACTACCAGTAGTTTAATTATATGTAATCGCCATTCTGGTAATGCAACCGCTAGAGTAAGTGTTGCGGTAAATGGCGCTGCTGATGATTTTAAACAATACATTTATTACGACCATCCAGTCGACGCTAAAGAATCTCATGTTGCCGTACTAGGGCTGACCCTAAATGAAGGAGATGTAGTTAGAGTATATGCCAGCTCTGAGTATTTAACATTTAGCTTATTCGGCGTGGAAACTTTAAGAGAATAATCAATGCCAAATCAGACGATGCAAGGACTTGCCGGATTATTAGCTGAGCAGGGTCGCTATGGCGACACCATGCTGATGCATGTCTCGCCTGAAGAGGTTCAGTACTTAGATAATATTGGTGGAATCTCTAGAAACCCCATTACAGAATTACCAGAAGCTTTTAAGCTGAAAAACTTGCTGCCGTTTGTGGGCAGTGCAGTATTAGGTCCCGCCTTCAAGTCCGTTGGATTTTCTCCAGGGGTTTCTAACTTCTTGGCTTCTACTGCCGCAACTATGTTGGGCGGCGGAAGCCTCGAAAAGGGAATCATGTCTGGCTTGGTATCCTCTTCAATTGGTAGATTGGGTCAGAACCTTTCTGAAACCGCACCCGGGGCGAAAGTTGCACCGGCTGATACGGGGTATAAGTTCGGCATATTCAAGAAACCAGAAACCGGAACATTCGGCTCAAGGTATGCGGAGGCTTTTAGCTCACCGCAGTTCAACCCTGTTGAACAAGTTAGACTTGCAACTGAAGGCGGCTTAGAGAATTTTCTAGAGCAGATCCAAAAGCCTAGTGTAATGATCCCGTTTACTATAGGAGCGGGTGAACTAGGTCGTTTAAGCGCCGAAGAGCAGTACGCTAAAGACTTTGCTAACTTCCAAGAATCTCAGAAGCGACGCAGGGCTGAACTTCAGCGCAAGTACCCGCAAGTCCTCCCTGGGCCTAGGCAGTTCTTGCCGCCCCCTCCAACGGGTTTTACGGAAGGCGGAGCTATTCAGAGAAAGTTTGATGGCGGTGAGTTTAACTTTGGCGATTTTGCCAACCCAAGTGATTTTCAGTTCTATTACGAGCCTAACTTTATAGATCAATTTTTGCCTGCGAATGATGGCAGGGAAATGATCATGCCTGTTGATTCGGCTCCTGTGTTTGAGGCTGAAGCAGTTGACACTATTCAGCCTACCCCAGATCAAGAAATCATTAGGATTGAACAAGAACGTCTTGCTGAAATAGAAAGACAAGCTTTGCTGCAAAGGCAGTATGAAGAAGCTAGAGCTAGAGAGGCTCAGGCAGCTTATGAGCGAGAGCAGGCAAGAGTTGAAGGAGAGAGGCGCGCGGTAGCAGAGGCTGCTGAGCGTCAGAGAATTGCTCAAGAAGATCAGATCAGGATTGCTAGGGAATATGAATTAGCCCGTCAAGAGGCTTCAAGGCAAGAAGTAATCCGTCAGGCGGAAGTTCAGCGCGTTTCCCAGATTGAGGCTGAACGGCAAGCAGAGGCAGCGAGACAGGCAGAGGCTGTTCGACAAGAGGCTGCGCGTCGGGCTGCGGAAGAGGTGTCACTTGTTCCGCGTAGTGAGACTGTTGCCATTACGCCAGAGCCTCCGGCTGCTCCGGGTCCGGTTCAAGAATTTGTTGGCACGCCTTTCATGCCGAGCCTTCCGATAACTCCGGTCGCACCGCCTGTCGAAGCGCCTGTATTTGTGCCGCGTGAAGAGACTGTACCAATAGCGCCGGTTCAATCACCTGCCCCTAGTTATCGCGGTGACAACGTACCTATTAGCCCACTGGCCGCTGTGCAAGAAGCCGATTTTGTTCCGCGGGGCGGCGACAACGTACCGATTAGCCCGCTTCTAAGCCTTGCCTCTAGCGGCGAAGGTCTTATTGGTGGTGCAGAGCCGCCTGTATTTACGCCTCGCGGGGAAAGTGTTCCGGTTGCTCCGTTGGCTGCGGCTACATCAGGTTCGCGTGTTGTACCGCCTGAAGGTTATCCGACCGGAACCGTAGGAAGCCTGTATGTACCGGGGGCGACGTTGCCTGAGGGCGTTGATCCGTTGGCTCCGATGGAATTGACTCCGGAACAAGTTAACAGCATTTCAAAAGCCATGGCCATGGCTGGACTGGTTGACCCGAATGCGTTTGGCAACATGTATGTGGGCGATGCTGCCTTTGGCGGCGGTCCTCCGCTTGATGTGGGTCGCTATCAAAGAAACGTCGCTGAAGGCGCTGTTGGCGGACAAGGTTCGTTGTATGAAGAAGGCGCATTAGAAGCGGCAAAGAAAGCGGCTAAAGATCCGTACTCAGGAATATTTGGTTCCGCCCTTAAGGAAGCCGTTGCCGAAGATCCGTCTCTTCAGGGCATGGTCGATGCCAAGGTTGCTCGTGACTTGGATCGGCTTTCTAAGGTTGAGAAAGACTACGACGTAATGAAACCGCTGAGCGACTTGCTCAAAGCGAACAAGTTTCAAGAAGCGTTTGCGTATGCCAAAGAACAGGATTCAAAACCCGGATCTGAAACTCAATTAACAGATCGCTTGCTCAAGGCCGATTGGTTGTCGCAGTTGCGTCAGCCGTTTACGCCGGAAGAGATGCAGCAGTTCTACAACGCTATCCCGCCAGATTACGCAGGCGGTAGCTTTAAGTTTGACCCGCAGGGTGCTGCTAAGCGTGCCATTACAAGCATAGGCGCTACGCCACAGTGGGCTGGATATCCTGACCCGCAGGCTGTGTTTGTTCGCAAGGACGACAAGACTGTTGAGAACCTTACCAAGGCGGCTGTGGCTGCGATGCTTACGGCGGGTCTTGCGCCGGGGCTTCTTGGCGGAGCCGGTGGTACAGGCGGGGCTGCGGGAGCAGGCGGAGCTGCCGGAGCAGGCGGAGCCTCAGCCGGAGTGGGAGGAGGCTTTGTTGCCGCCCCCACTATTGGCGGTATCCAAACGATTGTTGTTCCAGCCGTCACGAGCAGCACTGGCGCACTAGTTGGCGCAGGCACTGGAATCTTGGCAGGCACTCAAGTTGTTGGCGGTGGGTCGACGGGAGCTGGAACAACTTCTGGCACTACCAGTGGAACGCCGGGAACGGGAACGACTACGTTGCCGCCTGACATTCCAACAATTACTGTTACCGGAACAGCACCTGTTACAGGTTCACTTACGGTTCCTGCAGTGGTCGCAGGGGGTGCAGCAGGGGCAACGACAACGGGCGGTACGACCGGCGCGACAACGACTCCGGTTGAACCGCCGCCGCCAGAACCTACACCGCCAGAACCTACACCGCCAGAACCTACACCGCCAGAGCCTCTGCCCCCAGATCTTCCGACAGTTACCGTTACCGGGACTGCTCCAGTTACAGGTTCGCTTACGGTTCCTGCGGTTGTTGCAGGAGGAGCTGCCGCATCAACAACGGCAGGCGGTGCGGCTGGCGCAACAACGCCAGTTGAACCGCCCATCGAGGAGTTCACGATCTCTACAGGCAATCCAGATTTACCCTACATCACGATCCCTGCAGGCAGTGTGGCAGAGAAAATCTTGAATCAAACGCAGACTGGCGACACGGGACGCACGGACAGTTTGGCTGATAAAGCTAAAGGAATCCTGACTGACTACGCTCAGTCTCAAGCGATTAGCGCGGCATTAGCGGCTCTTGCTGGAGGGGCTGCAGGAGCCGGTAGAGTGGGTGGCGCAGGCAAGCCTGGCTACCAAGGCACAGGCGGCTTGGGTTATCTCCCTGAAGGGCAGGAGCGACGCTACATTGCTGCGCCAGAGGATTACATGCATGGCTTTATGCCAGAGTTCTCTTTCTTCGAGAACCTTAATCCTCCTGCATTGATTGATACCGGAACTCCAGGTCCAACGCAGCCCGACGAAAGAGACCTTGATGATCGGCGCATCCTACCTGGACCATCGGTAGAAAGAGCAACTGGCGGTATCTTGCCTCGTCGCAAGGTGTACTCAGAGCGTGGTTATCTTGATCTGATCCAAGGCTACCAAGAAGGCGGCGAAGTTGAAAAGGAAGAGTCCTATGAAGAGTTGCCGGGTCCGGTTACCGATGGCAACAAGCGCCTTGTTGAATTAACCAAGAAGGTTATCTTGGGTCAAGTCGTTGATCGGGCCGATGAGATCATCCAGAAGTTCATCGATATGTTTGGACTCGATGCCTTCCAAGACATGCGCGAGGATTTGCTCGAGGAAGCCATGCCTAACTCAACCAAGGAAGGCATGATCCCAGGACACACTGGCGGCATGGATGACATGGTAGACGGGGTTATTGGTAACCAAGAGCGTGTCGCGGTATCCCCGGGTGAGTACATCATCCCTGCCGATGTTGTTTCGGCACTGGGTGATGGCAACTCCAAGAAGGGTGAAAAGGAACTTGATTCCTTCTTGGATCGAGTTCGCAAGTTTAAATACGGATCAACTAAACAACCTCCGCCGATTAGTATCGGTAAGGTTATGCCTGTTTGATAGAGGACAGATAAATGGCTGAAACTACTCCGACCAGTACAACGGTTTATCAACAGGCACTGCCTGAATACGCCGCTCCATATTTCGAGCGTCTGCTACAAAGGGCAGAAACCGAAAGTCTTCAGCCTTATGCGCCGTATGGTGGGGCAAGGCTTGCTGGCTTTACAGGCATGGAGCAACAAGCGCAGGCTGGTTACGGTGCTTTAGGTCAGCCTACCGCGCTAACGGCAGCGATGGGAACCGCCGCTCAAGTGGCAGGCGCTGCAGCCCCCGATGCGTTTCAGTATGCCAGGGGATATCAGCCTGGAGCATTTGGCGCAGCCTATACCCCAACCGGTATCACTTCGGGATACCAAGCGGGGCAGTTTCAGGCCGGTTACGCACCGACTTCGGTAACCCAGCAATACGCTGCCGGGGAAGGCCCGGCAACTTATATGGCTGGAGCCGCCCCAGCGGCAATGGCATTTACCCCAGGTATCGCTAGCCTCTATATCAGTCCTTATCAGGAACAGGTCACTAGCGCAGCAATTCGGGAGCTTGAAAAGGGAGGCGAACGAGCAAGAACGGGCATCTCCCAAGCCTCTGCTCAAGCCGGTGGTCGAGGAGGCTATCGAGAGGCTCTAGAGCGATCCGAGCTACAACGCAACATTCTTCAGCAGATTGGCGACGTCACCTCCAAGGGTCGGGCTGCGGCTTATGAATCTGCCCAACAGCAGTTTGAGCGTGACCGCCAGGCGGCGATGCAGACTTACCAGATGCAAGAAGCGGCTCGTCAAGCTCAGGCCCAAAGCAGTCTTGCAGGATTCCAAGCTAGAGAGGCCGCTAGACAGGCTCAGGCTCAGTTTGGGCTGACCGCACAAGAACTCGGGGGTAGGCAAGCCCTCTCCTCTGCAGAGCTTGCAGCGCGTCAGGAGGCCGCTAGGGAGGCAGCGCGTCAGTCGCAGGCTCAGATGGAAATGCAAGCCCAGCAAGTCACTGGCGCGCAGCAGCTTTCGGCAGCGGAACTGGCGGCTCGTCAAGAGGCTGCTCGGGAGGCTGCTCGGCAGCAGGCGACCCAGTTCGGGTTGGCAGGGATTAGTCAGAACGTGGCGCAGCAGCAGCAGCGCCTTGCGGCAGCACAAGCACTTGCCGGTATGGGCGGACAGGAGCAAGCCTTGGGGCTTGAAAGACTGGCCGCACAGGAGTCAGCAGGGCAGCGGCAAAGAGCGTTGCGGCAGGCTTCGCTTGATCTTGGGTACGAGGACTTCCTGCGTCAGTTGGGGTACACCCAGGGTCAGCTTGGGTTTTATTCCAATATCCTTCGCGGAGTTCCGGTTCAGCCCCAGCAAACCGTATCAACATTCCAACAACAGCCGAGTTTGTTTCAATCGGTTCTCGGGGCGGGAATCGGTGGACTCGGGCTTTACAACGCTTTAAGGGGTGGTTAATCCATGAATCTCATTCAGCAAGAAAAGGATCTGCAGTCCTTCTCTGATCAGGCCCTGCTCCAGGAAGCAACACAGCCGAGGCGAGGGTATGCCCCTTACATGGTGCAAACCGAGATCGCGCGACGCACCAAGGAGCGTGAGGATTACCAGAAGCAGATGATGGCTCAGCAGGCGCAGGGGGCAGTGCCAATTGCCCAGCAAAATGTTGATCGCTTTGTCGCGCAGAACATGCCCTCGATGCAGGCAGCTTCGATGCCCACTCAACAAGGAATGCCTGCCCCGGGTATTGCCTCGGTTGCCCCTCAGATGGCTCCCGAACAGATGGGAGCCGCCGCCGTTGATCAAGCATTCATGGACGCTCAAGCGCAGGGCATTGGCCCTTTGATGGCGCAGGGTGGGATGCCTGTTCAAGGTATGTCAGAAGGCGGGTCAGTGCGTCGTATGCAAACCGGAAGAACGACCACTGATCCTGAGGTTGCCAGGATTTTGGCAAAGAGTCCTGTATTCAGAACACCAGAAGAGAATCAAGTTCTGGCAAATGCTGGATATGAGTTGACTCGAAGAACTACAGGACTCCCAGGAAGAATACCTGGATCTGATTTAATTAAACGGATCATTGATCCAGCCGGAATTACTGGGTTTACAGGAAACTTTGATCTTCTTACGGAAGAAGAAAGAAAACGCGCAACTGAAAATCCAACTTCGGTTCCAACTCGGCAGGTTACCCCTGCTGTTTCTGACACTGGTATCACCAGTGTGGCTCCTACAGACCTAAGAGATATGCGTAGCTTTATCTTGGGCGGTGACGTTGCCTCTGGCAACCAGTTGCGCGGTATCCCTGTTATTCCGCAAGTTCAACAAAGACGAGTGATTCAAGGGCAACCTCCTGCAGCCCCTGTTGCGACGGTTGAAGAAGCGGTTGATGCTGCGGGTCCTGCCACTGATACGTACTACGCAGATCTCATCAGACAAATGGAAGGATTTAAGCCTAGCAGGGAAGAGTATGAGCGGAATCGTCAAGCGATGGTCCTAGCTAATCTTGGTAGGCTAGTAGGTACAGCAACCCGAAGAGGGGATATTGCTGCAGGCATTGGACAAATTGTGAATGAGGCCCTTGCTGGAAACAAGGAGTTCAAGAAAGAAGAGCGTGAGGCTCTTCGAGATATTCTTGCTGTTCGCGGTCAAGAGCGATCTGAAATAAGAGAAGAACGGCGCTATCAAGAAAACCTTAAACTTGAATTGGACAAGATTGACTTGCAGCGCAAGCAATTGCAGGCAGAAACTCAGTATCGACTCCGAGCTGCAGCCAATGATGAAGAGAGAAATGAAATTGCTAGACAAGCGGCTGAAATTGACAGTCAGCTTATTGAAAGTAGAAAACAACTTGCTGCATCTCAAGCTAGGTACTATGCAGCACAGGCTAAGTATTATGAATCTGGAAAGGGAGATACTTTTGCCAATCGTGTCGGGGCATCTTCTGCAGCAGATCTTGAAGCCGCTGGCATTTAACTTATCAAGGAATAACTAATGGCAGTAGGAAATGTGCCTACGGGTCGCAAGACACTTCGTCTCCCAGACGGATCTGTCTTTGAGGTTCCAGAGAATCTTACCGATCAAGATCGGTATCAGATTCGGCTTGACCTTGCTAACCGATTCCCAGATGAGTATGGATCGTTGCTCGATCCTTACCAGACCTTTGCTGGCGGTACGTCAGAATTCTTCAAGGGTATTCCAAGAGGTGCAGCCAGTTCATTAGTCAGTGCGGCACAAGGCATCACAGGTCTCTTAACCCCAGGAGTTGAAACTGAGGTTGAAAAGAACCTCTCTTCTTTCCAAAGTTATCTCGAGAAAGAAAGTCCTCTTGCGCCAGATGAAGCCTATCAAGACTTCTTTGCCTCTAAGCTTGGCGCGGGACTTGGTTCATTCGCAACTTACGCTCTCCCAGGTGGTGCAGCCAAACTTCTTGGCGCATCAGCTACAGGCACTGCCGCAAGATCTGCAGGCATGGCTTTGGCTGGAGCAGGCGGTGCGGGAACTCAAGCGCAGCGTATTGAAGAGCAGCGCAAGATTGGCGAAGAGGTCACTCTCGGTGAAGAACTTGGAGCCTTAGCGATTGGCACGGGTATTGGGTTTACAGAGCTGTTTCCAGTCGAAAGACTTTTCCGAAAGGTTACGCCAGATACGGGATCGGCTCTGCTTAATATCTTCTCAAGGGTGGACAAACGAAGCCCCCTTGCTGGAACCACTGCCGATAACATTACGCGATTGGTTAAAGGTGCGGCGAGTCAAGGTCTTGCCGAAGGTTTGCAAGAAGGTCTTTCTGGCATCGGTCAGGATCTAGCCTCCAAGATAACCTACGATGAGGACATTGAGGTAGGCGGCAGTTTTCTTGATGATCTGATGGTTGGCGGTGGTGTTGGTGCAATTGCTGATGTTATTGTCGATGCGATGGGTGGCCGCAGGTCAGTCTCCAATAAGCTCCTTGAAGACAAGGAACGCAAGTTACGTGAAAATCGCATCAATCGACTCAACCAAAAACAGGCAGAACTTGCGGCAGAGCGTAACGCAGAGGCGGCAGCAAAACTCCTAGCTTCTCAGCCGGCTCCCCTCGCACTGCCTTCGCCAGGGCAGGTCACAGGTGGAACGTATCTTCCCACGATGGATACCGCAGAGGGTGTGTATAGCGTCTCTCTAAAGAACAACCCTGATCGATTTACCCAGGTCGTTGTTTTTAACACTCCAGACCCTTCTGGTACTCGCTTTACAACCCTAGCGTTTAACCCAGAATCAAACCAGTACTATGACATTACCGAGGACTTGTCTTCGGGTCGAAGCGTTAATGATGCGCTAACGATTAGCATTTCAGGAGATCTTGGAGTTATTTCCAAGGATATTGACCCAAGGCAGACTGCCCTTGGGTTCAGTGCGCTGACCAACCAAATCGGAGTTAGCAAAAACGCTAACATCCCGACCATCTCGCAGGAGTCTTTGGTTACAGACATCAATAACGGTCGCGTGGTTCCTGTTTCCGAAGACGGATTCTTCAAGATTAATCCGCTTCCCAATAACGAGTTCACCATTGTTGATATGACTCGCGGTTTACCGGTTGCAGATTTCAACCGAGACGAGCCACCTATTGTTCGCTTCGAGAGCATTAACGATGCCTATGCAGAGCTTAAAGCTCTTAATGACACCAAGTCTGCTCTTGCATCAAACAACACGCTGACCTTCACTGGACTTATCCGAAACAATCCGGCATTCCGTTTAGCAAGAATGCTTCGCTCTCCAGAGAACCGGATGATTCAGAAGTCCGTAGTATCTGCCTTCATCGAAAACAAGGAAGATCGAGCAGGGCTTAAGAGTTTTTATTCCCCAGAGGAAACCAAGAAGATCATTGGGCCTCGCAAGTTCGATGACATGATGCAGCAATACGGTCAGATTATTGATCGTAGTAACGTCATCCAGAACTATATACCCAATGCAGCGGAGATTGATCCTACCAAGCGCAGCATCTCTCCTCAGAAGTTAAAACAGTTGGGTCAAGATAAGAACCTTGATATCGATATCAACAACAATAACTTTAAGACCTTTGCTAAGTACTGGACAGGTACTTCCAACTGGGCGGATATGTCCAACGGTCAGCGACTCTATGTTATGTCGCGTATCGCTGAAACCGAGGCGATGCCGCAGAGAGTCAAGTTCCCAAATTTATTCCAGAGGCAGTACAACAAGTCTCAGTTTGATACGGTCATCGCAGAGATGGCTCGTGGAGAAAACGGCGTTACGCCTAAGGTGAATGTTGCAGACATCCAGAGGATTGCTGGAGTTGACAAGAACGCTGCCAAACAGATCTATGATGACCTGATATACAGCGGTCGCGCTAAGCCACTGCCTCCTGGGAAGATTCAGCTTATTAAGAGCGAACAAGATTACCTCAACGAGCAGAGGTTGAAGGCAACGCAGATTGATGTCCCGCTCGATGAAAGGACTCGCGACACTGAAACGGCGCAACAAGCAGCTAACCGTATGCGCGAGGCAGGATTCTCAGAGGAATCTGTAGCCAGAGTCGAGCAATCCATTAAGCAGAAGCCGACAGTCCCTGTGAAGCCTAATGAAGCCACTGCCGCTATTGTTGGCGAAGCAGTCACTCGAGGCGAGCAAGCTGTTGCGGAAGGTGCTAATCCGCAAGATGAAAAGGTTGCGGTGGATTTCTCTGCGAAGATGGCAGATATGCTTAACAGGCTTGGCGTTGCCAAATTGATTAAGCACAGGGTAGAAATCAGTAAACCAAAGGTTCTTGGCAAGACCAAAGAAGGTCTTAAGGTGACTGCACTAGGTGGATTCGATGCCATCAACCGAGAGATCTCGGTCAATATTCGCAAACAACTTGATAATAAGAACCTTACTGAGCAGCAGATCGTAGATTACATCAACGAGATTGTTAATCACGAAATCATCCATGCGATGCGCGAGGCGGATCTCATTACGGAAGTTGAGTGGAATATCCTTTCTAACTTTGTCCGCAATGCCAATATCGACACTACAGTAATTAAAGAGGGCGACCCGGCATACGCATCCATGAAAGCAGGCGGAAAGACACTGATGGAGAACATCAGAATCCGTTATGCCAAAACTGGATTAAACGAAGTTCAATTAACTGAAGAAGCTATTGCCGAGGCGTATCGCCTATGGGCTAAACATGGCAACAAGTTTGTTGCTGGTAAGCCTGCCAGTCTCTTCAAGAGAATTCTGAATTACATCAAGTCGTTTGCCAGTGCGTTTAAGACATCTGGCGCGACTAACGTGGATCAGATCTTCTCGGCTATCCGAAGTGGAGAGATTGGTGCGCGTACCCCGGGCTTTTCTATCTTTAACCCAAGCGCAGAAGCTGCCATCAGATCTTTAAAGATCACTGATGAAAAGCAATCGATAAAGATGATTACCGAAAGAGGCGGTCGTAACCGTGGGGTGCAGAAGTTTAAGAGTTCTGAGGATCTTGATGAGCCTGGTGAAATATCAAGAATGTCAGAAGCAGACGTTAAGCGCGTCAATGACTTCATGGAGTCTCATGTTGGCAACACGCCAAAGGGAGCTATACCGCGCTTCAACCCGAATGCGTCCAAGGAAGCCATCAATGCCGCATTGAATTTTGAGATTGACGGCAATGAGCCTGAGCTTCCTGACTTCGCCAAGAAGTACATGATCTCCACGATCCAAGAAGAAGAGATCCCAAACAATGTCATCGGAAAGGAAGCTGCCCGTCATGGTCGAATCAAGACTGAGCCGGTCACACTTTCTGAGAAGTCTATCGATCTCATTGAGAGCTGGAAGTTAGGCGGCTTTAGCGAAGACTTCGATAATTTCTCGCGTGTATTCCGTAAGGCAGTGGTCGATCGATACAACGAGTTCCGCAGACAAGAGACCGAAATGGTTGGAACTGAGAACGAAGGACTGCTCCAGGCAGAGACTTCAGCCAGTTCCGCTCTTGGTATGCTTGATCGGGCCAGAGGCGTTGTGGCGCAGATGCTCAACAGGGGCGGCATCCGCTGGGTCACTGGTGACCAAATGGTGACTAATGATCCTACCCAGTTCAAGGATGATGAACTCGCTGGTTACTACGAGATCGATCCGAGTGTACCTGGGCTACTCGATAGTCTGAGTAAGGTCATGGATGGCTCTGTCCCGAAGGGGCTTAGCGTCTTTAAGACCTACTCTACCTTCAAGCGTATCCAAGGCTTTAGATCGCGCGCTAGAGAGGCGGCGATTCGTCTAGCCAATATGGATCAGGCAGCAAACCCTGTTGAAGCTGCGGCACTTAAGACAATTATCGAGGCTGAAAAGAAAGCCAGACTAATTGATAACCCAAGCGATGCCAGGATTAGTGAGTTCATCGCTGAAGTTGAAACGGACTATCCACAGGTTAAAGAAGCCTACGATAACTATCAGAAGTGGAACTCAACGCTGATTGATTTCGGTAAGGCTACGGGCATCCTGACTGAGGAACTCGCTCAGGAATGGAAAGAATGGGGTGATTACTTCCCGTTCTACGAGGAAATGGAAGAGTCAATCGTTGGGGGAATGGGTTACAAGCGAGGCTCTTCGCTTACCCGATCTGACTTTTTCTTCAAGGAACTAGAGAATCGCGCCAAGGATCTCGACCAAGCTGATCCGTTTGAGATGATTACCAAGAATGCTTATGGCATCTTGGTGTCAGGCCTTAAGAACGTCGCGGCTCGTCGCATCATGCGTAACTCCGAGGCCGTGGGCGAGGCAAGAAAGGTGCCTGACGCAAAGGCAGCGCGCGCACTTCGCAAGCGAGGCAGCTTTACGCAGTCTGTCTTGGTCAACGGAATCGAGCAGCACTATGAGCTAGCAGATCCGCTGCTCTATGAGTCAATGATGAATTACGGTGAATCTGCTCTAGGCATGATTACCAAGGTTGCATCGGCTCCCGCAAATCTCTTGAGAGAAATGGTTACTCGAGAACCAGGGTTTATCCTGCTGAACATGCTTCGCGATACGGTATCCACTTACGTGACAAGCGGCGTGGATTACATCCCATTCATTGATTCCTTCAAGGAGTTTAACTCCGAGGAGATGCAACGACTTCTCGATCAAGGTATTGTCGGTGGCTACGACCTATCAGCTGATCCGTCGGATCTGAAGCGATACGTGAAAAATGAATACCGCAAGCGCGGTATCGATGTGAAGAGTCATTCCCAGACAAGTAGCAACATGGTTCGTCAGTTGTGGGATGCACTGGGCGGGTACAGCCAGAAGTCTGACGCTGCGGTTCGTACTGCGGTGTACAAAAAAGTACTGGCTGAAACAGGCAGTGAGGCCACGGCGCGTCTTGCTGCCATCGACGTCATCAACTTTAGTCGTCGTGGTTCAAATCCCCTTTGGAGATCCATCACCGCCACGATTCCATTCTTGAATGCTCGTATCCAAGGTCTGGATAAGATCTATACCACGCTTGCTGGTAAATACAGTCCGTATGATGGGCTTGATCCTCGAGTCCTGACTCAAAAGAGGGCGTTGCTGAGAGGCGGGGCTATTGCGGCAATGACCGGAATTTACTACCTGCTGATGAGTGACAACGAGGAATACAAGAAAGCGCGTCGAGAGGTTCGCGATGACAACTGGCTAGTCCCGATACCTGGAGTTAAAGGCGTTACCCTCAAGTTGCCGATCCCGTTTGAAATCGGAGCAATCTTTAAAACTGTTCCTGAGATTTTCTTAAATTTTATATTTGGTGATCTCGACGCTAGAGGGGTAAGAGATAGCCTTGTCAGGCAGATCAACAACTCCACGAACATTGACTTGCTTGGCTTCCAAGCTATCAAACCAATCGTGGATCTTATGCGTAACAAAGATAGCTTTACGGGTAAAGAGATTGTCCCATACTGGGTCAATAAGAGTACCGAAGCAGCTAAGCAGTATGATGACCGTACCACTGAGATCTCTAAGTTGATTGGTGGACTGTTGAATTTCAGCCCAATGAAAATTGATTACCTTATCGGTGGATATGGTGGCTCGCTTGGAACCTCGCTACTGCTAAGTGCCAACGCAGCCTGGGAGCAGGCAAGTGGCAGCAAGACAGCGGGTACTCGAGCAGACTGGACAGATATCAATAACGTCCCGGTGATTCGCCGCTTCCTGATGGATACCCGCCTGGGCGGAGTTGGGACTAGGGTGCAGCAGGATTACTACGAGCTTCGCGATGAAGTCATAAAGGTTGTCGCGACGCTTAATAAGTTCAAGAAAGATGAGGATGTAGACGGTTACTACGCCTACCAAAACTCTAAGATTGGACTACTCAGCGTCCGTCAAGAAGTTCTGGCAATTGATAAATACCTCAAGCGATACAGAGATACGAGAGATGCGCTTCGCAAGAGCGATCTGCCGCCAGAAACAATACGTAAACTCCTGCGTGAGATTGAAGCAGAAAAGAACCTGCGTCTGACGGTCGTGCCAGTCCTCAGAGAGGAGGCAGAAATACCGCCCCGTATCGGGTCGGCTATCTTTGATGCCTTTATTGGTTAGTCGTCAAACTCCCCAGTCATCAAGGAGTGGCGGAACTGTTCGATCATAAAGAGCAGTTCTGCCTTGGAAGAGGTGTTGGCCCCAGATCTTAGGGTGCCATCCTTGTCTACGCTAATTACCAGCACATGTAGCGGGTTTGAACCAATGAACTTCTTTAGCACAGTATCGGCACTGGCGTATAGTTCAACGATATCCTCTTCGGAATCTACGACAAAAAGTTTGTACTTAGGATCTTTATCTTTCATTTGCAATTACCTGTCACTACTGATAAAAACTTCTTCCACTTCAACTAGCCTTTAGGCAGGAAGATGGAACGTAAAGTATCTGATGAAGATTTTATCCGCTTGTGGAACAAAGCGGGTGGCTCTCCAACGATTGCATCTCAACTTACTGGCCTCAGTCAGTCTAGGGTATATAACAGGAGAAAGCAGTTAGCAAATAAAGGTATTGTCCTAAAGACAAAGGCCATCAATCGAAACAGCAGTGATCTGTACGGTTGGGGTGACTCAAAGCAACCTTACCCCCTGCAGATTTCGGTCTCCCTTCAGAATGGAAGAATCCTCTGCATCTCAGATGCTCACTACTGGCCTGGAATCATTACTACCGCCCACCTTGCTGCGGTTGAATGGGCAAAACAAGAACAGCCTGAAATGATTGCCGTTATGGGAGATATGTTTGATGGGGCTACGGTCTCAAGACATCTTCCGCTGGGTTGGGAGAAACTACCTAAGGTCATTGAGGAACTCGATGCCTGTCGGGAGCGAATCTCTGAGTTTGAACAAGCAGCCCCTGATGCCATCAGGATCTGGCATATTGGTAATCACGATGTCAGGTTTGATCGATGCTTGGTCGGAAATGTCCCTCAATACGAGGGACTATCAGGATTCAGCATCTCTGACTACTTCAAACAATGGAAGTTCACTTACCTCAGCCTGGTAAACAACCAGCTAGGGCTAAGACACAGGCCAGTCAATGGCGGCATCCACTCTGCCTATAACTCTGCCCTCAAATTTGGCATGTCCTATGCCCATGGCCACCTTCACCAGCTTAAGGTTACCCCCGTAGATAACGCCATAGGGCGTTTATGGGGCATTGACTGTGGTCACCTAGCCGACCCCAAGGGTCCGCAATTTGCGTATCGTGAGGGGCTTTCTATTGGCGTTTGTTCTGGCTTTGCGGTCATCACCCTATACAAAGGGATGGTGGTCGATGCAGAGATCTGCACCGTTAATCCTCATGGAGCTTTCTTTCGGGGGGAACAACTGGTTTCTTATCAAAGCGTTTCTGAAGACGAAGTTGTCGTTGCCGGCAAGTCGCGCAAATCCCATACCGGGAGTTTCCGCCGATCTCGACTGAGCAAATAATACATTCCATCCGCTCCTTTTTTGGCAGGCAGTATGCTTCCCTGAAAGGCAGTGGAGGTTCGTCGCTAGGGTCTAATGGGGAAGGCTTCTCGTAGTAACGAGTTAAGACGAACAATCTCTTTTTCCTTTTCCTTTTCTTTATTGGCATTTATCAATGCATCAATCTTATCTGCTGCTTGATGAGCAATATCCCCAATCGGCACAAAACCCTGTTCATCACTGAGAGTAACATCCCGTTGTTTTTATTTCCATGTCTATTTTATAAAAAACCCCCACCCCTTTCGGGGTGAGGGATATTCCGTCTGCTATCAGTAGGGGAGAATATAGCAGACCAGAATCCTAGAATGGCAACACCTCGTCATCTTGTAACTCTTCTTCCTTAACGGAAGCCGGTGTAGCTTTAGGCTTGGCGGTCGCCTTCTGGTAACCGTTACCACCGTTGTATGGCTCTCTCGGCTTCGGCACGACCGGCTCGAATGAAATGTACTTAAACGGGTTACCCGCCTTACTTTCGCGATCCCATACCGCAAGACGAAGACCCGCCTCCTTGCCCTCCTTCACTTGGGTCACCAATTGCTTAAGGATCTCTTTGGTAATCACCAACTCGCCGGTATAATCCGGCTTGTTTGGCGCGTCCTTGTAACGATTGGGGAAGATGTTCCCGTTGCCCTTAATGTAATTTACTTGACTCATCTATCTCTCCTTACTTCAACGAAGCGGTAAAGCGTTTGAATAAAGCCACGATAGCGTCGTACCCCGTGGAACCGCCCTCGTCCTTTATCTCACGCAGATCTGAAAACACAGGCTCAAGTTGTTTAAATAGCGCGTTGAACTCCTGCCTTGTCTTCAACTTTTGGGAATATTCATCAAGCATCTCGACAAGCTTGGTAAAATCATCCGGTGTCTTGACTCTGCCTTTCCACTCAAACTTGTCCTCTTGAGGCAAGTCAGATCCTGCAAAAATGTAAAGTCCAAGTCCGAATAACGCGAAACACTTGACCAGGCATCTCATTTTGGTATCCGAGATTGCCCGAGAATCGGGATTCGCCACGGCATTGTTACGGTTATCCATGACAGGGAGCCACATTTCCTTGCGAACACTGCCAATAAATACCGCGCAATGAACAGATGCAGTACGGTCTGGGTAAAAGAGGACATCCCTGTCCATACCGTCTACATCCCTGAATGTGTACCAGACAATTTGCATATCCGGGTAGTGGTCCATCATCGTCTGATAAGCCCACGCCCAAGAAAGGTAAGTTAGATTGGCTTTCTTTTCAGTGAATTCATTGACGTTCAGCTTACTCAATGTCTGCCATATTTTCTTTGCTTCACTCTCTTCACTCATTTTCTTTTCTCCTTGATAACTTGCCACTGTGAGCAAAACTGCGAAACCTGACACCAGTTACCTTCACACCGGATGTTCTTGTTGCCTCGAAGCCATCGATCTTCATCGCTACACTCGGGCAGTTCTCCATTAATTGTGTCTTGATGCAGTTTGACTCGACTTTCTACAAACTCTGTCTGCTTGATAAATCCCCAAAGCGGAATATCGATGCTCACCACAGGGGCTTGTGGATAATCAAACTTCTTGTCTGCCTCGCTACGTCTCCAGTCGCGCAGAATAGCCATGATCCGAAGACTCTCGATCTCATAGCCGTGCTTACGCCAAAGCCATGCGTAGAGGTTTAGTTGATGCTCCCACTCAGGCTTGTCTGAAGTAATTGCGTACACGCTAGTGCATTTGTAGTCTGTCAGCATCTTTTCACTTAGAGACATGGTGTCAGTCTGACCACTGACCTTCCAGCCGTTGATATCTGCGTACAGGCGACGCTCTGGGATCAGGTTCTTGTCGTCTGTGTTGGCAGTCTCAAGAACACTATGAACGCCCTTGCCAAGCAACTTGAAAACCTCATCTCGATAGTCAACCTTAATCTCATCGTCATGCTTCCTCTGAAGCGCAACGATACGAGGCGACTTGATGAGTTGCGTTACAGACAACACGACCCCATCGCCCTTCGTGTACGGATCATTCTGGACTGCCCTAATGACCTCAACAGGTACATTGTGTTTGTTGGTGTATTTCATTTTAGTCTGTAAACAAGAAATGATCTTACTAACCAGATGATCCTGTACTTCTCACCTTTACGACTTGCAAGTTCCTTCCTGATTGCACGATAGGTAGCAAACATTTCCTTCTTGCCACCGCCAGATGAATCAACAATTACTCCGTTGTTTGCATCAATTTCTGGTAAAGAAACTTTGATACTAGATTGCTTCTGAGTCTTTACGCTCACTGCCGCTTTCCTGAACTTCGGCTTTCTGATCGTCATTCAACTTCTCCTCGATATTCAATGCATAGGCCATCATCAAATCAACCCCGCCTTCCCTTGCAACGAAGTACGGAATGTTCGTTACTGCGAAACCACTTAGGTGAGACAGGGTGAAGACTTCCTTGTCCTGGTCAAACGAAAAAGCATATCCATGTCTGTTCTCCCGAAAGAGTTTATGGATCGTCGCAATCACAATTTCTTGGAGGTCAGACGGAATGGATGTGCGAAATCCTTCTGGATTTCCTTGTGGCACTGTGTTACTCCGCGTATGATCTTTCTGTGGAGGAGCAATTCTAGTGAAAAATTCTAACTCAGTCAAGAATAATTTTTGGAGCGGCACTGTCCTAGGGGAGCCTGCCAGTAAAGCCAACTCCAGAAGACTTGTCAGTTTTAAAGGCAGGCCAAGATTTATCAAGTCACACAAGGCTTTATCCTATTCCGAAGCCTTTAAATTGCAGGTTCCAGAACTGCCTGAAAAACTTGAAGGGGACTTGTTTTTTAGTGTGAAGATTTATTACGCTTCACGTAGACCGGATCTCGATGAGTCGCTGATCTTGGATCTCCTTCAGGAACGTATATACGAGAATGACAGGCAAGTGAAATGTCGGTTTGTGATACATGGGATTGACAAGAAAAACCCAAGAGCAGAAATCTTTATCTGCACCTTCGATGAATTCAAGGAACAGTTTAAGGACAAGCTCGGTGTTTTTTGGAACGATGAATATTGCTAAGAGAGTGGTGTTTCGAGCTATCGAGGACTCAGTGTCCGAGGATGTTGACATCCGAAACGATGCACTTAGATGGATACGAGGAGCGGGGTTCGATGCGGCTTGCGAGGAAGCGAAATTGGATCCAATTCAGATGCGTAAGTTCTTGTCTGAAATCATGCAACTGCCTATAGGCATACGTAGAAAACAGGTAGAGAACTTACTAGGTCCTAAGTAGATATATATATCTAAATAGTTAGAGAGGTAATTATAGGTAGGTAAGTATACAAGAACACGTAGATCCTTAGGCAATAAAATTTTTGGAGTAGACGCATGTTTCCAGTTACAAATGACCATGAGTTGATCATCGAGGCAGTTCGTTCTCTCGACAATGGACAACACAAGGTTTCCTGTCCATACTGTCAGCACACTCGTCAGAAACATCGCCATGACCGTCCTTTATCGGTCGAGGTGACTAGTCAGTCCGTTCGTTGGAAATGTTGGCATTGTGGGGTAGAAGGCGGTATGGATAGATTTCATAACAATGTTATGCCATTTCGTCAGACGAGGGCAGTCAAACAACCGAAGCCAGAGATTGTCCTGGCAGATCTCGATGAACAAATCAAGGCAGATGGCTTGGCATATCTCAACTCGCGTGGCATCCCGTCAGACATCGCTGCCGATAAGTGTGTCTTTGGCAGTTGGGGTTTTGCAGCGACAGGCTCTCGTCCTGCGATTGGTTTTCCATACAAGGAAAACGGCAAGATCTTTGCGGTCAAGTGGCGAAGTGCAGATAGCGAAAAGCATTTTAGCCAACAAGCGGTCTGCTCAAGCTTCTGGAACATCGAGAACGCAGATCCTTCTAAGCCGCTACTCATCTGCGAAGGTGAGATTGATGCGCTGACCTGGATGACTGTTGGAGTAGATGCCAATATTGTCAGTGTACCGAATGGCGCACCGCAGCGAGTTAAGGACGGGGCAATTGATCCGGTTGAAGATCGTCGATTTGCCTATGTATGGGAATCCGAAGAATTTCTGAGCAAGACTCAGCGCATCATGTTCTCGCCTGATCTTGATGCAGCAGGCGAGGCGCTGATCGAGGAACTTTCAAGACGCATTGGTAAAGCTAAGTGCTGGCGCATCGAGCTGCCATGCAAGGACGCTAACGAAACCTTTCTGGCTGGGGGCAGGGATGTCCTGAAAGCAGCATTCGATTCGGCAAGACCCATCCCGCTTGCCGGTCTTTACGATGCGGAGCATTACTCGCAGCGATTCGAGAACCTTTATAACGAGGGACATCACAAAGGTATCGACACAGGCATTGCTAGTCTCGATGAGATTATGAGTATTTCTGAATCCATGTTGACTGTGGTTACGGGATTCCCTGGGCATGGCAAGTCAGATCTCATCGATCAGATCTGTATCAATGCTGCTGAAAACCATGGATGGAAGACGGTTTTTTGTAGTTTTGAGAAGCCTCCGCATATGCACATGGCGCAACTCGCTTCGAAGGTTATGGGTAAGCCCTTCTTTGAGGGTAAGACGCCACGTATGACTCCAGAGGAGCGGGATCAGGCAAAACGATGGATTAACGATAACTTCGTGTTCATGGACTACATGGCGGGTGCGCCAGCCGACATCCAAGGCATCCTCGATTTTGCTCGAGCGGCAGTTATGCGAATGGGTGTTCGGATTCTGGTTATCGATCCGTATAATTTTATCGAGATTAATTACAAGGATCGTCTTGAGACAGACGCGATTAACGAAATGCTGACTAAGGTTCAGCAGTTCGCGAAGTCATCGGGTGTCCATGTGTTCTTCATTGCTCACCCTGCCAAGCCAGCTGACCGAAGTCAAAAAGTGGTGACGGGTCTTGATGTTGCAAAGTCAATGGCATGGTTTGCCAAGGCAGATATCGGATTGACGGTTGTTAGAACAGAGGATGGCCCTGAAGCACACATTTGGAAAGCACGATGGCAATGGCTTGGTAAAAACGGCATGGCTCATCTATTGTTTGACCTTCCAAGTTCAAGATGGTCTGATAGGAGGAATGATTCCGAAAAGATAGAGCATGACAATTTTGACTGGAGCCTCGGAGAAAACTAGGTCGCTGATCTCAAACGAACTCGGCTCTAGCGAACTGCATCGTAGACATACAGTTCGACTAGAGTCCGAGGATGGACTCTTTTTGCGTTCACGGGTCACCGACCAGAGGCTTATCGACCGTCTCTTCAACAACAAGCGCATCGACACAGATCAGTACGATGCAGCCTGCGCCTTCCACGCTCTTGCTCATCGGGCAGGCATGTGGCCCTCATCGGTCAAACTAGAACGGGTACAGATGTCGGTGGTGGATCGTGCGCCAAGGGCATTGGCAATCTTATCGGTGGATCGTTACTTGCAACGCAACGCAAGTCCGAGGGCATATCAGGCTGTGTGGTTGACAGTCGTGAGAGAGATTAACAGCCCGATCATGCACCTTCGGATGGGTCTTGATACCCTTAAAACCTACTTCAATCCGACCCTGACTCCGGGTTCTCGTCGGTCTGAGAACTCTGTTCGAGCCACCATTGAACGCGCTGAGAAGGCTTTAGAGGCAGCGGAGGGGGGGGCATTACCTCTACAGGGGCTTTAAGTCTGGTCGTCTCCTTGACGATATCCGTCGGTTTAGCACGAGGGTTCACATCTAGAACGGCCTTTGCCATCTTTGCGTATTTAGGTTTAATTGGGTGTGAATCGATCATGTGACGAATCTGCGCTGATACTGAGCGTCCTTCAATGGCAGCAATAGTCTTAATTCTAAAGATGGTATCAGCGTGACATCGAAAAATTAGCATTTTGTCTTCGTTCTTTTTTTTTGGCATTGTCTTACCTACGATACGATTTTACCTTCTTGGCAATAGCCTTCGGCTGCTTGACAAACTGTTTGCCCTGGGCTTTGCCCTTGCGTTTAGCAGCGGTCGTCGCGGCATACTCGCTTGAGCTAAGCGCCTTGATTGCTTTCTTTGGCAAATACCTTTCGCCAGTCTTGCTTGAAGGTTTGCCAGATTTTGTGGTCCAGTCTTGCTTCGTCCATTTGGATAGTCCTTGTTGCGCCTTGGTCTTGCTGCCCGAGTAGCCTCCGCCAGCTTCTTTGTAACGCTTGCCAAGAAGCTGTGCTTTGCGCGCAGACCACTGCCCAGCTCTCGTGCCGGCAACGGCTTCTCCCATAATTTTGTTTTTCAGTCGTTCACGCAGGGTGGGTTTTGTATAGGCCATTTTTAACTCCTAGTTCTTGCACATCTGTCCCAGGTTCATAAAAAAACCCTGGGCATCCAGTATATACCTCTCCCTCCCATAATTTGCAATAGAGTCTATAACTCGTCCATTTTCCGTCTTTTAGCTTATGGCGCACACCAATTGAGTGGTGACAGGCATAGCAATCATAAGAGCTGGATTGGGATGCCATTGAGTTGCTCGGTCTCGAGTGAGTTAATGGGCTGAACAATCTTGATCTGAAAACCTTTCATAAGTTCCTCGTAAGAAGTGGTCAAGGCAATGATCAGCATACGGAAATGATCCAGATCGAAAGCCTCGTTTTCCTTAAAGGAAATATGCAGAGTCTTGTTGCTTTCGCTAACAAAACTTAACATATCCATACTTAGTTGAGCATCCTTGTTTGCTTGGATCATGGCAAGGCAAGCCTGTGACAGCACCTCCATGATCTTCTCTGCTTTAGCAGAACCTTCAGTGTCAGCACTGTTGATTAAAACTCGCGGCATGGCGATCTGAAGATTGACTTTGATTTGTTCTATCTTTGGTTTACCTTTGTTTTTCACAGTTATTCCATTGTGTCAGGGTAAAAAAAAGGCCCGTCAGGGTTACCCGACGGGCCAAGAATCATCACGACCATGGAGTAAAGACGCAAAAGAAATGGCGTGATGCGCCATCATTCTATCACCCCTTTTGTGTTTTCTCCACTGATTCGGCAGCTAAAGCCATGTAAGCGGCCCCATCTACCCAGTTATCAAAATCTTGGCCTGTCTTTTCTCGGCAAAGTTTCAGCACCACCATGAATATCCACCCTTCGGTCTCGGTCATATGATGGTCTGTCAGGGCGTGAAACACCCTGACGATCCTCTGCATCGATCTTTCGCTGCCTTGGTCACGTTTCTGACCTCGGTTTTTAATCGTCGCGGAAGCCTCCTCGAGTATCCACTGCGCGGTGACAGGCGGGAGATGCTTGGCAATCTCTATGCCGTTCTCTCTTGGTGTCGAGTCAATCCAGAAATGAAGATCTGTCAAATCTTTATTGGTCTTTTTCAAGTCCTTGTTAGCCTTGATAAGTTCATCGATGATGTTCGCTGCATCGACAAGGCAGTCAAAGATCGGAGTACTTTGACTATTAATAGCCCATCCTCGAAGTTCCTTGGCAGATTCTTCAGCGTCAATAAGCAATGCTTTGTTCATGTGTTTGTATGTTGGTTAGGCTTAAGCAAAAGGAAATGAGGAACATCGTAGTCAGTGAACCGTATAGGTTGAGGCAGTTCCAGTTCAATCCGATAAGCCTCATCCTCAAGTGATTTGATCTTTTGGTTCAAGCGTTTTATTTCAAAGAAGATCTGCTTAATTCGATCTTTATCTGCTTGCGTTTTCATATCGCTCGATAGTCTCTCTTAGGTTGGAAATCTCTGCCCTCAATGCAGTTATTTCTTGGGCAAGAAAGTTAGCCTCTGCCCATAATCCTCTGAATCTAATCTGGGCGAGACAAGAGTTGATATCTTGAATTTTGGAATCCCCATATCGCCAGGGCATCCTGTCCATCTCCTCTTTCCATGATCCAGACTGGGACTCGTTATCGACATCGATTGTAGACATGGCTCACTCCTTCCGGTTAAAAGATTAAATCTTCTGGCGGTATCAACTGATTCTGATCTGCGGCATAAGTCGGCCCGTGACCAAGGTCTCTTACCATCTCTGGTTTGAGAAGATCTTCTGCTCTCATGAATCCGGAAAGCCTGTAATTTGGAAACTTGCCAACCATCAGTGCATAGAAATCCACCTTGTCGAGTTTTTTCCATTTCACTGCAAGCAATCTGCCACTCTCGTAAGTGGTCGACTTAACGTCGATGGCGTAGCCATTGTGGGTATAACAATCTTCAGCCTCTGTTCTAGGAACAGTCAGATCTGGATAGACATTTGCGATTTTGCAGAACGCAAGCTCTGCGCCAGTGCCTTCCAGGTCTGTTAGTTCATTGGACTGATCGCCAACTTTCATGTTGGGTACGCCACGCTCACGCGCTAATGAGTAGCGCATCTTGGCGACATACGTGGCAAGTCGCTGCTCGATTTCATTGAGAGTAACGATCATGATTTATCTTGAAACCCCGTAGTATCTGAGGATGACCCTGAATGCGGCGACATGCTTTCGCATCTCAGAAATGTCCTTGGTTTTGTCTTTGTGGAAGACTGCGTAGTTACCTTTCTTGCTTTTCCTGCGTTCGATATCGAGCAACAGGGAATCTCTCACAGAAACTAATTCACTGACGATGATCTGATCTAAAGCATCACCGTCGACTTTCACGTTAATTAACCTAGCCATATTTAATCTCCTTGGCGTTAGTCAATATGAACTTCATAACCGCCGCCGCATACATCACGTATGCCCTCGCGCGGATCGCCAACTCGCTTCCATGTGAACTTGCTTTTGGCGGCTAAGTCCATCCATTCCTTGCCTGTCATAATGATAGTTTCGTTTCCCTTGTAGAAAAATCCTGCTAACTTTTTCCTTGCAGGCAGTTTGATTTTAGTCTTGCGGTCTGCCATATCGATCTCCTAAAGCATCTTCCCATTCCCAACCGAGCAGCCAACGCATCATCCAGATATGGAACCAGTGCGGCTTTTTGTAGCAGCAAAACCTAGCCCATCGTTCTTCGGTCTGCCCAGGTGGTAACCAATATCCATAGATCACTGGTCTCATGACAGAAGGTATGTAGTCATAACGCCCGTCAATATGCCAACAAAGAATAGTGTGACCTCAGCGATGTAGACCATGTGAAGTTCTTTCTCATGGGGCTTTCTCGAGTTCATTGATTCTTTCTTTAAGGGATGCGATCTCTTTGTTCTTTCTATCTATTAGATACTCACTCATCTCAGTTCTTCCTATTGATCGAACTGTTAATGGCTTTGAATCTTGTCCACGGGTAAACCACTTTGTAGATATCTTCAGAAAGCATCCCATCGAAGCGATTCGATAAGAGCATCCCGACAGGTAGTTTCATCCCGAATGCAACAAGATCGTTATTCACATCGAAGTCACAGGCGATGTTCCAAATAACAAGATCGTTGTTGGTCACGTAGATGTGACCCTTGAGGACGTGGAGAATCTCGTGCATGACAACCGCATCGAGTTCATCATCGTCCAAGGTCTTGATGTAATCGGAAGCATAGAAAAGATACTGCCCGTTAGTCGATATCGTTTGAGTCATAACAATGTTATGAGCGATACGAAGAACGGGCAGCATTTCTTTTATCCCTGTGAACCTTGAGAATAGCCTGTCAAGTGATTGGCGTATTCTCTTTTTGGACATCATCAGTTCCCCAGTCGAGAGGCTTGCCCTCACAGAGCAAGTTGTAATCAAACTCAAGGCTGCTCACCATGCGTTTGTGATAGGCGATCTTGGCTCTGATCTCGTAGCTGAGAAGTAGAGCCTGTCTCATCGCATCAGGAAGTTCAGCAAACTCTTTAGCGAGTCTTTGTTCCTGCTCTTCTTGCTGCTTGTTGAATTCATCGGCGCGCATTTTTCTTCACTCCTTTCTTTTTGGATTTGCTTATTTCTTCTTCACTGATATCGACAACGAGATGCAGGAACTTATCCATGTTGTGGGCTGTATCCAAGAAGATTTCGCCATAATGGAAAGCAATTCTCTGAAATGTCTCGTCAAGTGCTTTGCCCATTGCCTTGCTGAACTCCAGCCACATTTTCGATGACTTCTCGTCAACAACGGCTAGTGCCAGCATCAACCCGATGATCTTCAGCTTATCGTTAATGGGATATTCTTTGTCTTTACTCACTGGTCATTCCTCTCTTTTTCGTGGATACGCTCTAGCCGATATGCGTCTTCGGCTTCCTTGACTGCCATATCTTTGGTTTCTCCATACCCAAGCGGCCCTATCTGGTCGCGGTTTTCGTTGACTCGATAGGCTGCCCAAGTCTGGGATGGCTTGATAAAGAATGCGTCATACATAGGTCTGGAATATTCTATCAGGGTCATCAAATTTTTCCACCATGCTTTGCTATGACCATCAGCACGGTATCTACGGGGACATACCCGTAGACCGTCTCGGTCGGTTTACTCTGGTCTTCGGCGTACCGCATGAGTAGTTCCTCCTCTTGGCTCGGGAACCCCACCTCGAAGGCAGTGTAGGTTTCAAGAGAAGGCCAGGTCATTACTGCCCGTGGGCGGCAGTAATGGTGGGCAGAAGCCTGTACCGAGAAAGAGAACCCGTCACGGCACTCGATCCTCGGGGCAGGCGCGCGGTACAAGTAGTCATTGTCAGAGTCTGGGCTTAACTTCACTCGCCCAGACATGACGTGCTTTTGCAGTTCATCGTTATTCATTGATAGATCCTCTACCAACTCGCCAAGTACCAGACGCTTCGATACTCACCGACCTTGTTGTCTTTCAGCCAATCCGTAGCCTTGGTGAATATTTCTGTGTCGTATTGCTTTTGCTCTTCGGTCAGGTCGCTGACCCCGAAGAAAAACCCCGTGGTTGGCGGGAGTTTTTCTTCTTTGATGGCGGTCAGAATCTTCTCGATGTCTTCGGTGTTGAGAGGGATAGGCTGGCAGTCATCCAAGCCCTTGTTGAACTCATTCACGATGAATCCATGTAGGTTTGGGTGCTTGCGCCAGTAGCCCATGTCAAGCCGCAAGGAATTGAGCCTGAACCCGTCGACTGTCATGTTATTTTCTGGGTTATCGAAGTCTCTGCGAGGGCTTTTACTTCCCTCAAGATGCATATCTAATCCCATGATTAAGCCCTCATAATTTCGACAACCTTGCGCTTGTCGTTGCGGCTGGTCATCACACTGCCCTTACCGTAGAGATACCTGGCGTAGGAACTCACGCACCGTTGCAGAGTCTCACCATTGAACTTGGAGTAAGGGATCTCGATCAACTGCCCATGTCGGATGGATCTGATGTAAGGCAGGTAGTGTCTTGACAACAATCCGCGAGCCAACTTGCGTCGACGTCGAGTCTTGATGGTTGAGATGTTGGTGTAGGTATTCCCATTGGGCAGTGTGATTCGATATTCAGCCTTGACTGCCTTGAGAATGTTGATCGACTTCTTTAAGAACTTAGCACTCATCTTTACTCTCCTAACGATTGATTGATTACCGGAATGACAGGTGTCTTCTGGCTTGTTGTGAACAACGCCCCGCCATTGTTTCCCTCGTCATCTGCCGAGGAATACAACAACGTGCCGTCATCCAATCCGATGATGAGCGGTCTTGAATACCAGCCCATCTTTTTGCACTCTTGCTTGCTCATATATCTCACGCCAGTGATGGTTCGACCTGTCAGGATATTGCTAGCAGCGTCTTTCCATCTCTTTTCTGTAGAGATTTTATTAACCATTTTTTGATGCCTCTCTGACTTCTTTAATAAGGTTTATTATCTTGCTCTCGAGTTTTTCTCTTTGCTTCTGTCCTCCTCATCTTAAAACTGCTTTAGTGCTTCTTCCGCACGTTCACGTACCCAAGTAATTACGTCCAATGCCTCGTCGCGTGGCAACCCCATGATATCTTCGGTTGTTTCGACCTTTATCTCTCGCAACGATTCCCTCAAATTTAGGGATGCCACGATCGTAACCACGGCGGTAATAGAAGCGACGTTTGCCTAGGTAGACGTTGTTATCGCACCCGTTGACGCGACCATCGTAGTAGCCGCGAATCATTGCCATAAAGAAACCTAACAGGTCACGCATACACTCTCTCCCTCTCCTTTACCTCAATTTTTTGCATCATCGCCAGCATGGCGATTCGCATGGTTTCTTCTGGCGACTTGTTCGCCAGAATCTTTAGCCACGCCTCCTCATATGAGTTCGCATCGACCATCTCAATGCGAACGCTTTTCTCATGCTTGTATGTGACGTAAAACTTTTTAACGCTGATCATAAATTCCATCCCGTGCATTACGCACCACGGTGGCAACGTCGAGCCACTCTATATCGCTTTGCAGCGCACGAAGTGGCACAGATACATCGCATGAGTCGCCCTCAGAGGTTGTCCCAAGGACAAGCCCTCGACCGCTTAACGGGGTGAGTATCCAACTAGGCTTGAAAAATGGCGCGAGTTCGCCTTTTATTAGCCCTTCGTCATCGATGAAGATCGAGTGCCGCCCACCGGGGAATCCGACCACATCGAAATTTGTGCAGTCATTTCCAATGATCTTAGAAATGCTACGCCAGTCACCGTCGTAATCAACTTCGTTGATCGACTTCGTAAACGGATCTATCAAGTACGCTTTCATTGTGTTTCAACTCCATCGCGCAACAGGTCATTAACAACGAGCCATTCAATTTAAACGGAAGGAATGTTGAACGGCGAGAGTCCCTCCTTGTCGAAGAGATCATCGATCCATTGAGTGGCAGTGACCGGATTATCAGCAACGATCTCGGCTACTGCTTCTTCATCCTCGTAGCAATAGGCAAGCAGAGCCGATGCTTTCCACGGCGCGTCGATTACCCACTGCTCGAGATTGTTGTTGAGCCAAGAGTTGTAGGCGGCTTTCACAATCGGTCTTATCGATTGCTTGTTGTCCACCTTGATCGTCGCGCCTGTCGACTTTGCTCCCTGAAGATAACTCCTGTCGTAACTGTAGCCCGTGTCCCAGTCGTAGGAGTCGTATTCGGTGTACCAGCGATTGCCGTAGTAGCCGCCAGCGGCAGCGGTCTTGACACCGAAGCGATGCGGCGACCATGCGTAGGTGTTAGACAGCCATGCGTGGTTGTACTCGATACCGCTCTGGCGATTGATGATGACAGCATCACCGTTGCCGGTCATGAAACCGAACTTGTTGCCGTTGCCGATGAGACTGCCCAAGAACGCCTGATAGGACGGGTCGAGGATACGGTCAGGCTCGTAAGCAAGTACGGGTTGGATGATGTGCCGAATGAAGTGCCAGGTATCGGACTTGGTTTTGTCGCTGTCGTTGCCCGATGAGAGGATGCCGTTGTGAGACATCCAAATACGGCTTGTTACGAAGTAGGGGTGGCAGTTCTCAAGATCGATGTCGCCGTGGGTCTGCATACGGGCGTGCCAGATGCAGTCACGACCGTCGGCGTATTGGAGATAGAACTCGATGAAGTCTGCGGCACTGACGGGCAGCAGTTTCTTGACGATCACATGACCGGCTTCGGCATACATGATGCCAAGACCGTCTTTGTTCTTGCTGTAAACGTCAGTCAAGAACTCGTCAGAGAAGTTGGTTTCTGAGGTTTGTTGTACTAACAGACACATGGTCTTTACTCCTTGGTTGATAACAGTGTTATGAAATATCAGGCGGCATCGGACATATCGATGCGACCTGACATCCGGCTATTGAAGTACTTTCGGAATATCTTTGTCTCCTCTGGTAGATTGCTTTGACAGAATGATAGGAATTGTGGCGATGTGAGGTCGCGCAGACTTGCGACAGAAGGTCGCGTGTACTCGATGATGGCGTTACAGAACTCGACGGCAGCGATGACTGCTTCGTACTTGAGACTGCCTCTGAACATTCTGAACTCGATGGTTTTTCGGTTGGTGAGATTGACTGCCTCGTATCGATCACCACTGCGGCAGTCCTTGACCTTCTTGGATTTGATCTGACAGAAGCCAGAGGCGTAGCGTCTTGCGACGCTGCGGATAAACATCTCGTTTCTGGGATCGTTGATGAAGGAGACGATCTTGCCGATCTGTAGGTCAGTCATGTTGGATCGACTGACATGGACATGGAGTCCGCAGGAGGTGGTGTTGTGGGATTTGAGGTTGCGGGTAAGGCTCTTATCTTCGAGGAACTTGAAGAGTTCACGTTGGGCAGGCAAGGACATGGGCTGCGTGATCATCTCGAAGCCATGACTTAGCGACCCGTCATTCTCGAAGAACATCCTATCGAGAAGTTTGGGGTCATTGACGCGATCGCTGATAGCCTTGGCGTTCGCCTGCCTGTCGCCGTCTATGTTCTCGACCTCGAGTTCTACGCCGAAGAATCGGTTGTGCTTAATCGTCCAATCGTCTCTGATGAAACTGAACTTGTCTTTGGATGAGTGGTAATTGCGGATGACGCGATCCCGGCGTCTGTAGTCTTGGTGATAGAAGATACCTTCTTCTTCATCTTCCTCAAAGTCGCCGTTCTCGTAACTGACAACGACCTCGTTGCCGAAATTGTCTATCGCATTGACGGCGTAGTCTCTGTGAATGTAAGTGTCTTCGTATTCCGACCAGCGGTAATGCCTCTCACGACAACTCTCGCAGATGGCGTTGTCGTAGGAATAGGACATATCGTCTGATGGGAATGACTCATCGCATGAAGAACATTGTATGATGTTGTAGTGATCGTTGATGAAGTCCATTGTCTCGTCGAAGTCGTCTGCGTTCGAGTTAACGTGCATCACGCAACTGTCATAGTTGCTTCTGCGGCATAGCGCGTGAAAGAGTGCGGTGAAGTAGGTGGAGTTGTTCTCCTCGCACTGCTCTGCGATGACTCGCAGGATAGTACTCGATTGAGAGTAAGTGAGTATCTTGTCAGACGTTGCGTACCGTGCAGTGTTCACCCTTGTCGCACAATGGTCAAAGAAGTTTCGAGCGAGGGCAGGACGTCTTAGCGAGTAATCGTAGAAGCGTTTGCCGAATGCTAGTAGTAACAGATGGTCGTTTGCCAATCGACGTGCGATAGGCAGTTCAAAGAAATGAGCCATTGTCTTTACCTCTTCATAACAGTGTTATGTGGCGATCAGAAAAGAGTCTGCTGCTCCGCCACTTCGACAGCAGAAATACGGTAGTTATCACGGGACTCTGGACTCTTTAGAATTCCTGTCTGGAAGTAATACATCGATTCTGCGAGGTATTCGCTGAGTTCTTCTTTTGCTTGTTCTCGAGTGTCAAACAGGGTGGGAGAGGGGTTGCCGTACTGGTCGTAGGACGTCCAGCAGTTGATCCATCCTTGGCAAATTGTGCGGTGTTCAACCTGGTATCTAACTGGCATCGGAAGTCTCCTTTCCTGTTGCTTGATTGATGACGTAAATGACGTAGGCAAGTGTGCCGTTCTCAAGCCATATCAGACGATCAGACTCATCTAACCCTTGTATGTCTGAAATGACGTCTTGCAGGGCAGCAAGCATTTGTGGGGCGGCTGCCATCAGTCTGGCGTCTGCCGTAGCCTCCTCATCACTGCGGTGACATTGGGCTATTAAGTTCCCCCATTTTCTGTTTCTAACTGTTTTGTTGTGCGCTACCCACAGACTTGGCGAGTAATGCTCGTCTGGATTGTCGCGTGTATCTTCTGCGTGTCTTTGCAGCATGACTTAACCCTCCTTCCTTTTATGTTCAGTGCAGCCAAAGTCAGGGCGGGTAAACAAAGCGGCAAACCATTCCTCATTGTCTTTCACATAGAACTTGCTGGGTATCTCCACCACGTTTCCGTTTTCATTTGTCTCCCAAAACCTGACAACCTTGCGGCAGGTGCCTAGGTCTGAGTTGACCGTCCATCTCCCCCAATATTTGCAGGTGCTGCAAGTGATATTGCCAACCATAGTCTTTACTCCTTCATAACAGTGTTATGACTAATCGAACTTGGATCGGTCACGGGTCTGACCGTTGTTGAGCAAGGTGGGAGATGCACCGAGGTTGAGTGCCTGATCGTAGAGTTTGACTGCCTCGATGCGATCCCCAACGACAATGACCTGTCCGCTCACGCGGATAGACCAGTGGGAACGTCCATTCAACTTCGCTCTCGTCAAGACCTTGTTGGTCGTGGAGGGATTGCGGAGTCGATGGAGAGTCTGAATGTCGAGATTCATGGCGATTACTCCGTAGGTGAAAAGGTATCGAGCAGATACCCACGGTCGCCCTACGCTCACGACGTAAGGCGACCTAGGCTATCCACTAGGGTTGCTAGCAGGGGTAGCGATGTATGCGAATACTCGGTCTGCCCGTCGATCGCGCGCAGAAATACCTAGGCATCAGTCAAGTGCTAGGGATGCGCGCAGGGTATGACCTACCGTCGCAGGACGTATGTTGCCCGTCCGTACCGGCTCTTGGAATGAAAGACCTAGACGCAGGCTTGCAGAGGCTTAGCATGGAACGACTGGCTAACCCAGTGTAGTGCCAGCGAGTGCCATAGCTAGCCTCTCGCCGCGAGTGATCCATCTGTCCGTTATCGGATGCCTAACACCTTTTTGTTGTCTGCAATACCGTTGCCGACTTGTCGTCTTTCACTCACCACGCGACATTGGGTTCGCGTCACCCGCCCGTACTTTGCGTATCTAGGCTAGGTCGATTGTCGGTCGACCCCGTGGCTATACCACCACGACTTTCTAGGTCAGAGCGTCACGCTGCGATAACTCACTACACGCGCTACAAAGACCTATCCGTATGGGCAGTGCGTTGTCGGTTCATAACAGTGTTATGAACAGAATTTCAATCGACACTACCGCGCTAACATTATCTCATATGTATATACATATGTCAAGTACCTGTGACATTTATTTTCATAACAGTGTTATGAGGAAAAATGCCAGGAGTAGATGGGTAGTGGTGTAGTGGTGTATAACGTCAGTGACTAGCAAAATGCCTACATCGAGGAAAGAATCGTGCCAACTAATAATCCGATTGGACAAGGGCTGCAACCACTGACCCCAAAATCCCTTAAATTCTGCGAGCTTGTGGCGAAAGGACATCGACCTAGCGAGGCGTACATCGAGGCGTATCGCATACAGGGGACTGCTAAGAAAAGGTCTATACAGGCAGCGGCGGCGCGGCTAACGGGCGATGCTAGGGTGCAGAGGCAAGTGGCGAAGTTGAAGGAGAAGGACGCAACGGCGGCTTTTCAACAGGCGATTGGGCTGCGGCAGTGGACGCTCGACAGGCTGAAGGAGGAGGCGAGTAACCGGAAAAGCCCACCGGCTGCGAGGGTGTCAGCACTTGGGGTGCTGGCGAGAGCGTCCCGTCTGATCGATGGCAGTAACCAGCAGAACGTCAGCGTGAATGTGGCGACTGTCAGCAGATCGTTAGCGGATATCGAGAGCGAATTGCTCGAGCGTCTGTCGAGGGTGAGCGAAGCGTCTGTCGAGCCGAGCGTCTGTCAGGAGAATATCGAGGAGGGGGAAATCCTGGGCGAGGATGAGCCGCAGGACGATGAGGAAATCAAGGGCGAAAAAAAACCCCGAGAGCCGTAGCCTCTCGGGGTTTCCGCTTATTTAGCGGTTTTTAGTGCCAGCGTAAAGATGGCGTTCACCTTCGATTGTATCGAAACAATGTCTGACTTTTTCATACCGCTGACCATGGCGCGCAATCGTGCTTCGATATCGGATAACGTGTTGACGCTTTGAAGTGTCGCGACGTTTGCCGCTTTCGCTATGGTTGCAGAAGGTGATCCCTTCGCTACCGTCGCGACCGTTGCCGCCTTTGGCGTTGCCGCTGCGACCACCTTAGCTTTAGCACGGCGACCACCCCGCTGCGCTTTCGTTGCGATCTTGTTCACCTTCAGCCAGCGGTTCATGCGGGTGTTGAATATCGCGAGGATGCTGGCAGCATTCCGACATGAGTCGAGGTGCTTGCGGTATGCCGCTCGCACCTTGTCCGCATCGGCGTAGGTTTTCACCTTCGCGGTTTCCATCATCTCGTTCACTACCTTCTGACCACTGGTCACATTGGCAGTGTGCTTGTCGAACAGGGCTATTAACTTGTCCATTGTCTTTTTACTCCTGAAAAAAAAAACGTCAGTAACCCGCCGGAATTATTCCGGAAAGTTTGACGCACAACTTGTTAAAAAATGGGTGCTATCGCCACGGGATACCCCACTTACAAGTATATACATATTATCGCTTATGTCCATCATAACAGTGTTATGACCACCTAGTGGACAAGGCAACTCTGGTGCAGAGTCGCCCAGGTGCTACCCCTACCCGTCAAAGAAATCACCGCAGCGCGTCGCGCCTACCCCCGCCACCCCCCCTGTGCGCGCACGGTACCCGCGCGCGACACATACACTGTTCCCCTCATCCGATTTCCTATTTTCGACCCCACCCCCGTCTCTTTTTTACCACACCGTTTTTCTCGCCAAGTTCTCCCCTTATTTTTTTTCTAGGAGTCCCTAGGGAACCCCTGGCTCCGTGGGCAGTACTACCTGTGGATAAACTGTGGATAACTTAGATTTGTCAATACACTGCCCGTCTATACATCGACCTCGATTTTGTTACAGCGCGTTGTAACATTTAAAAATAACTTTGTTTTCTCATAACTATATGTAAATCCTAGTTTTTTACACCCCCAAAATACCCCTTGTTTTTCTTGTCAAGTAGGGGTACATTGTTAAAATCGGGGGTAACTCCCTTTAAGTACTTACCTAGATAGGATTATTTTAGGCTTAGGTACTCCCCTCGGGCTTTTTTTTGGAAAAGCCCTCGGGACCTAGTGTTACGTAGGTCCTTGCTAGTTCTTACTACCCTATGTTTTACGTAGAACGCGCGCGGCTTACTAGAGAACAGATTGATTAAGTTTTCCCCTGAATCCTTGAAGTCCATGCTGGGGGGTTTCTCTGCTCAAGAGAAAGCCGAGTTATTAACCCTTCTGGAAGAATGGGAAAAAGCCAAGGAACGAGAATCCTCTCAGAGGCAGTTCATTCCGTTCGTGAAGACCTTGTGGCCGGCTTTCATCGAAGGTGAGCATCACCTGATCATGGCCAAGGCTTTCGAGAAAGTGGCTCGGGGTGAGTGCAAGCGCATGATCATCAACATTGCGCCTCGTCACACCAAGTCTGAGTTTGCCTCCTACATGCTTCCAGCGTGGTTCCTAGGGAACTACCCGAACAAGAAGGTCATTCAGTGTAGCCATACCGCAGAGTTGGCAGTGGGGTTTGGACGCAAGGTGCGTAACCTCGTCGCCTCTGAGGACTACCGCAAGATCTTTCCAGATGTCGCCTTGCAGCAAGATTCCAAAGCTGCAGGACGGTGGAGTACTAACCAGAATGGGGAGTATTTCGCCATCGGTGTAGGCGGTGCGGTAACTGGTAAAGGTGCGGATCTGCTCATCATCGATGATCCGCATTCCGAACAGGAAGCCGCCCTGGGTGATCCTTCGGTCTACAACAAGACCTATGAATGGTACACCTCCGGTCCTCGGCAGCGTTTGCAGCCAGGAGGGGCAATCATCGTTGTAATGACCCGCTGGCATCAGCGAGATCTGACCGGCAGGGTTTTAAAGTCCTCGATTGAGCGAGGCGGCACTGATGAATGGGAGGTCATTGAACTTCCCGCCATCTTGCCTTCAGGCAATCCTCTGTGGCCTGAGTTCTGGTCGCAAAAAGAGCTTGAAGCGATTAGAGCTGAACTGCCCGTTGCCAAGTGGTCAGCGCAGTACCAGCAAAATCCAACTGCCGAAGAAGGGGCGTTGGTTAAGCGTGAGTGGTGGCGAATCTGGGACAAAGAATCCCCGCCTGTGTGTGATTTTATTATTCAGTCCTGGGACACTGCCTTCACCAAGAAGCAAACCTCGGACTACTCCGCCTGTACCACCTGGGGTGTCTTTAAGCACCCCACGCCAGAAACAGGGGTGCTAGGAACGCATATCATTCTGCTCGATGCATACAAAGAGCGAATGGAGTTCCCAGAGCTTAAGCGCAAGGCTTACGAGATGTATGAGCAGTACCGACCCGATGCGTTTATCGTTGAAGCTAAAGCCGCTGGCGCGCCTCTGATTTATGAACTTCGCGCAATGGGGATTCCTGTAGCCGAGTACACCCCCTCAAGGGGGAATGACAAGGTGGCAAGAGTCAATGCGGTCAGTGATCTTTTCTCTAGCGGGAATGTCTGGTGTCCACCGACCCGTTGGGCAGAGGAAGTGGTTGAAGAGTTTGCAGCGTTCCCTAACGCCGAGCATGATGACTTGGTGGACTCGAGTACCCAAGCCCTACTGAGATTTAGGCAGGGCGGGTTTATTTCTATTGAAACCGATGAGCCGGTGTCCAGGTTACCTAGGCGTCGCTCAAACTATTATTGAGGGTTGTAACATGCCTGCTAGCGATAAAAACCAAGGACAAAACAAAGCTGTCCCGTCGCGAAAGACTAGCGTAGAAATTATCGAAGATGCTTTATCAAAAGGTTTGAGGCCAGGAAGCTTTGCGTTTAGAGATTTTGTAGAGAATCGTGTGCCTGCCATGAAAGAACCTCCTGCTAAACCGCGTGATAAAGAGGTGCAGGCTGCGCGTTTTCCACCTATAAACCTATATCGCAAAGGCGGTTCTGTTAAGTCCTCTGCCTCGAAACGCGCTGACGGAATTGCTAAGAAAGGCAAAACTCGAGGTACGTGTAAATAATAGATAGGAAGCTAATTCATTGAGAGTTGTAACATGAAAGCCAATAGAGTTAGAAAATTCAATGAAGGTAAAAGTACAAGAGGCGGCGGTATAAGTAGACCTGCGGCGCTTGAACGAAGACGGCAGCAAGAGTATTTGGAGCGTAATCCGCAGTATCGTGAACGCGAAGAAGGCTTGGAAAGCGTTTCTCCAGAAAGATTTTTAATTCCCGGCGGGGCTGCTAGAACGGGGGCAGCGGGTATGTTAGGTATGGCTGGGCGTTCTACTATTGCTAAAAAAATAAAAAGAAAATATGAACGCAATAAAGATGCTCTTGGCGAAGCAGCAGGAATGGGCGTTCTTGTCGGAGGAGGAGCCTTAGCACAGGCCGTGATCAATAGACTTCAAACTGAACAATTAGCAGAAAGGCGTGCGCGTGCTGAACGGGAACGCGCCGAAAAAGCCAAGGAAGAAAAAGATAAGTCTTCTTACCGTAAAGGTGGCTCTGTTAAGTTATCTGCCTCAAGACGCGCTGACGGAATTGCCAAGAAAGGCAAGACCCGGGGTACGTGTAAATAATAGATAGGAAGCTAATTTAATGGCATCAGCAAAGCGCGAGATCATTGCCAATGAGATCCGCAAGTCTTACAAGAAAGGCATCAAAGCCTGCCCTGTAGCGACGCAAGATGTCAATGTCAACCTCAAGAACAGAAACCATGCCATTGAGGAATATGGCTATGGGCCACTCAATCCGAATGAACCAAGCCGCAAGTTCTGGCAGGCTAAAGCAGATATGTGGGCAGTGTCCCCTGCAGAGGCCAAGAAATCACGATGCGGAAATTGCGCAGCTTTTATTCAGACTCCGCAGATGCTTCAATGCATTGAGAAGGGTATGGAGGCGGGTGACGAACCGCATGAAAGCAACGCCAAAGATGTGATCGAAGCATCCAATCTTGGTTACTGCGAGTTCTTTCATTTTAAGTGCGCTGGCAATAGAACATGCGATGCATGGATTGTCGGCGGACCAATCAAATAAGGTAATTCATGGCCATCGACAAGGCACTGGTTCCACTCATTCCAGATGACCCTGATGCTCAAGCCGCAGAGCTTGAGATCGAGGTAATTGCCATGGGCGATGAAGCCCCGGCAATGACCATCAACGAAGATGGCAGTGTTGAGATTGATATGGGCGGTGGTGAGTCGGATGCCGACTCGGGGGATCACTATGCAAACCTTGCCGAAGTCATCGATGAGTCAGAACTTGAAAGCCTTGCCAATGAACTCGTTGGATACTACGAAGCCGACAAGAACTCCAGAAAAGACTGGGAGCAAACCTACATCAAAGGGCTTGATCTCCTGGGACTTAAAATTGAAGATCGAACTGAACCCTGGCCGGGGGCCTGCGGAGTATTCCACCCTCTCTTAACCGAAGCCGTGGTGCGCTTCCAAGCGCAAGCCATCACTGAAATGTTTCCCGCACAGGGACCAGTTCGAGTTGTGGTGGTGGGCAAGCAGACCCAGGATAAAGATCGACAGGCTCTGCGTGTGCAGGATTACATGAATTATCTTCTTACCGAGAAGATGACTGAGTATCGATCTGAAACCGAAAAGATGTTGTTCTCACTGGCTTTGGCAGGCAGTGCTTTCCGCAAAGTCTATTACGACCCGCAGCTTAAGCGTCCGGTTTCAATGTTTGTCCCGGCTGAAGATCTCGTAGTCTCATACGGTGTTAGCGATCTTGAAACCGCAGAGCGTGTCTCGCATGTGATGCGTAAAGCGAAAAACGATATCCGAAAGCTTCAAGTAGGCGGGTTCTATCGCGATGTATATCTTGGTGATCCGCAAGATGACATCAGCCAGATCAGAGAAAAGGAAGATAAGCTCTCTGGAGTCTCGGCAAGTTATGAAAGCGACAACCGTTACACCCTTATCGAAATGATGGTTGACCTCGACCTGCCCGGGTTCGAGGACATGAAAGATGGTGAGCCAACGGGTATCGCGTTGCCCTATGTCGTGACTGTCGATAAAGGGTCGCGCAAGGTTCTCGCTATTCGCAAGAACTGGAATGAAGAAGATCCAGAGAAAAAGAAGCGAGATCATTTTGTTCATTACCGCTACCTCCCGGGAATGGGCTTCTATGCTTTCGGCTTGATCCATCTGATTGGTGGACTAGCAAAAAGTGCAACGAGTATTCTTCGGCAGTTGGTCGATGCGGGAACCCTATCAAATCTCCCGGGCGGCTTGAAAGCCAGAGGTCTTCGCATTAAAGGCGACGACACGCCAATTGCTCCAGGTGAGTTCCGCGATGTCGATGTCCCGGGAGGCAGCATCCGCGACAACATTACGTTCCTGCCTTACAAGGAACCCTCGGCAGTGCTTTATACGCTGCTGAATAACATCGTCGAGGAAGGTCGTCGCTTTGCTTCCTTGGCCGATATGAAGGTAGCGGATATGAACGCCGAAGCCCCAGTCGGCACGACGCTTGCCATTTTGGAACGCACCATGAAAGTGATGAGTGCCATCCAAGCAAGACTTCATGCCTCGCTTCGGCAAGAACTCAAGTTGCTCTCGGGTGTGATCCGCGACTACGACGAACCGGTATACCCCTATGAGACCCCGGGTGGGGAAGATGTCAAATCGCAAGATTTTGATGATCGAGTAGATGTCATCCCGGTCAGTGACCCTAATGCTAATAGCATGGCTCAACGCATTATGCAGAGCCAAGCAGCGCTGCAGTTATCGATATCTGCCCCGCAGATCTATGACATGAAGGTTCTCCACCGCCAGATGCTTGAGAGCATGGGCGTTAAGAACGTCGATGAGATTATTAAACCTGATGATGGTGAAACTCCGGCTGATCCAGTTCAGGAAAACATGAACGCCATTAACCTTAAACCGATTAAGGCGTTTAGCTACCAAGATCATGACGCGCACATTACTGCGCATATGACCTTTATGCAAAGTCCTGCATTTATGGGGCTTGAGAAAACCCCGATGTTCCCTGCCATTTCTTCTGCGATGGATGCGCATATTCGCGAACACATCGCCTTTCAGTACAGGCAGAGGGTTGAGCAAGAGATGGGTATTCCGCTTCCGCCCGATGAGGAGATCCTGCCAAAGGATATCGAGAAGCGCATTAGCGGCTTGATTGCTGCCGCATCGACTCAAGTCCTCAACAAGGAAACGGCAGAAATGCAGGCTCAGAAAAACATGGCTGCGATGCAAGATCCCATCGTTCAACAGAAAGAGAAGGAATTGCAGATCCGCGCTATGCAAGCGCAAAACAAGATGCAAGTGGATATGGCAAAACTTCAGCTGGACGCTCAGAAGTCCAGGGCAAAGGATGCCATCGAGATCGAGCGAATCAATGCCCAAGAGAGAATGGCTCAGCAAGCGGTCCAGCAACGTATTCTGGATACCGCCATTGATGCCCAGATTGAGCAGGCAAAGATCGACTCGCAAGAACTTCAGAAGGGGGTCGACATTGGCTTTCAGGCGGCTAGAAACCGCAGGGAGTAACCCTTGGCTCTGATGCATGAAGACCAGGCTTTAGCCTATTTAAGAGAGAACATCCGACGGGTCATGAATGAGTACGCCGATAACGTCGCCACAGGCTCCTGTAGCGACTTTGCCGAGTACAAGCGACTCTGTGGGGTCATCGAAGGATTGGCCCTCGCTGAGCGTGAATTGCTTGACCTGAAAGAAAAACTTGAAAATAGGTAAATACCTGTACTAATCTGTGGATATCTTGTAGATATCTTGTAGATATCTACAAGCACTCGCGGAAATCCGCGCACACAATGAGGTCTAAATGACAACCATTGCACTAGTGAACCCGCTGCCTGCAGCGGAAACGGAAAAGGCTGCTAAAAAGCCTTCTCAACTACCTAAGCCAAAGGGGTTCAAGCTCCTTATTGCGCTACCGGAAGTGGATGAGAAGACCGAAGGTGGCATTCTTAAAGCCTCTGAAACAATCCGAAACGAATCCGTCGCGACCGTTGTGGGATTTGTCCTCAAACTAGGACCCGATGCCTACAAAGACGAAAAGAGATTCCCGAACGGCCCATATTGCCAAGAGGGAGATTGGGTTATCTTTCGGGCATATAGCGGAACTCGAGTGAAAATTTACGAAAAAGAGTTTCGGCTGATCAATGATGACACCGTAGAAGCGGTAATTGATGATCCAAGAGGCGTTGAACGAGTATGAGCGAACAAGAAAATGAGATTGAGAACTCAGTGGCAGACTCCGATGCCAGCGAAGCCAGCTTCGGAACCTCTGAAGAAACAAAATTCTTCGGGATTAAAACCCAAATCCTCCCAAAAGCAGGAGAACAATCTGCAGAAGGTGAGGAATTCAGCATTGAGGTCATTGATCCTCAAAAATCAAAAGACCGTAAACCGAAGAAATCAGAGTCGGTAAACACCAAAGAAGAATCCGATGGTGATTCCGAAGTTGAAAACTATAGTGCGCGGGTTAAAAAACGAATTGATAAGTTAAAGTATGAGTTTCATGAGGAACGACGGCATCGAGAAGAAGCGGCAAAGCTTCGTGATGAGGCAGTCACTTACGCTCAGCGTATTCAGGAAGAAAACAAGCGTCTGACCGGCCTGCTTTCTGAAAACCAAAAACTTATTCAGCAACAAGTGACAGAAAGAGCCAAGGCTGTTTCTCAGATTGCCGAGAATGAATTTCGGCGCGCGCATGAATCTGGTGATACCGATGCGATCGTCAAGGCTCAGCAGAAACTGACCCAAGCGCAACTAGCTGAAGCATCCGCTCCTGCCTACGCCAACCAAATGGCAAGGCAGTTACAGGCGGCTAAAGCGGAAGCGGCTGCTCAAGTTCCTCAACAGGATTACCTTAAGCAGGCTGCTCAAGTGGCTCCGAAGCCTGATGCAAAGGCAGCTAAATGGCAAGCAGAGAATCCTTGGTTTGGTAAAGATCCCGAGATGACTAGCCTTGCTTATGGCATTCATCAGCGGTTAATTGGCGAAAAAGGAAATGATTTTGCCTCGTCAGATGAATACTACGAGACAATCAACAAGCGAATACGTCAGGTATTTCCTGACCGCTTTGCGGAGGATGATGCACTGGATGAAGTGGATACCGAAGAGGTTGAAGCTAAGCCAGTGCGCACTGCGACTCCGCGAAGAGTACCCGTCGTGGCTCCAGCCAAAAGAATGGCTGGGTCAGCCCCGCGCAAAGTGCAGTTGACGGCCACTCAAGTTGCCCTCGCCAAGCGACTTGGATTAACTCCCCAACAGTATGCCTCACAATTAATGAAGGAGATGGGCAATGGCTAATGTGCGCAAACCTCGCGAAATAGACACTCGTGTCAATGAAACTAGGACTCAAAGTTGGAAACCGCCTTCGGTTCTTCCCGATCCTCTTCCCCAGGATGGCTGGGTCTTTAGATGGATTCGGACTTCCTCACTTGGTAACGCAGATAACAAGAATGCGTCCATGCGTCTTAGAGAAGGGTGGGAGCCGGTAAGAGCGGAGGATCACCCAGAGTTAATGATTATGTCAGATCATAATTCTGAGTGGGCCAAGCGTGGTGGTATTGAAGTCGGCGGACTCTTGCTTTGCAAGATGCCGGTAGAAAAGTCCCAAGCTCGCCAAAAGTTTTATGAACAGAAGGCAGAGCAACAGGTCAACTCTATTGACAACAATTACCTTCGCGAAAGCGATCCACGTATGCCAATGCTGAAGCCAGATCGTAAGACGAGAGTTACGTTTGGTAGCGGAAGTTAAGGATTTCCCTTGACGACCGCCTTTTAACTTATAGGAGTATCAAGTATGTCAAGCACTGCAACCCCTTATGGGATGCGGCCTGTCGGCGTTCTTGGTGGTCGTCCAGATAACAACGCTTTCAACAGCTACAAGATTGCTAGCGGCTATGCTTCTAACATCTTCTATGGTGACGTTGTAAAGATTGTTTCTACCGGTGTAGTGGAAAAAGATACCGGAACGTCCACTTTAACCCCGATTGGTGTTTTTGTGGGTTGCCGTTACACGAACCCGACAACGAAGGAACTCAATTTTGCTCAATACTGGCCGACCGGTACTGTGGCTTCTGATGCGTTGGCCTACGTTGTTGATGATCCGTGGGCGGTATTTCAAATCCAGTCTGACGAGACTCTCGCTCAGACGGCCCTTGGTAACAATGCGGCCATCGTTCAAACGTCTGGCTCTACCGCTATCGGTAACAGCAAGAACGCTTTGGACGGTTCAACCATTAACACGACTAGTACGCTTCCATTGCGTATTGTTGCGTTTGTGGATGGTCCCAGCAGCGCGGTTGGCGATGCGTTTACTGATGTAATTGTTAAGTTTAACAATCACCAGTTTACCACCGCGACTGGCGTTTAATAGGAGTAACTAGCAATGGCAATTTCACGCGCACAGTTGCTCAAGGAACTCCTTCCGGGCCTTAATGCCCTGTTCGGCCTTGAGTACAAGAAGTATGAAGACGAACATGCGGAGATCTACGAGACGGAGAACTCCGAGCGTTCGTTTGAAGAGGAAGTAAAACTTTCGGGATTCGGCGCTGCGCCGGTCAAGAACGAAGGTTCTGCGATCTCTTACGATAATGCTCAGGAGTCGTTCACGGCTCGTTATAACCACGAAACGATTGGAATGGGTTTTGCGATTACGGAAGAAGCCATGGAGGATAATCTCTATGACTCGCTTTCCTCGCGTTACACCAAGGCTCTCGCTCGTGCAATGGCTTACACCAAACAAGTTAAGGCTGCAAATCCGCTTAATTCGGGTTTCAGTACTTATGAGTCTGGTGACGGCGTTTCACTGTTCAACACCTCACATCCTCTGGTGTCGGGTGGAGTCAACTCTAACCGTCCGACGGTTGGTGTTGATCTGAACGAAACTTCGCTTGAAGCGGCGGTTATTCAGATTGCGGATTGGACTGACGAGCGTGGGCTGCTAATCGCTGCCCGTCCTCGTAAGCTTATTGTTCCGCCTGATCTGATGTTTGTGGCTCAGCGCATCCTTGCGACGGAACTCCGTCCGGCGACCGCTGACAACGACATCAACGCCGTGAAGTCGATGGGTGTCATTCCTGAAGGGTTCTCTGTGAACCACTACTTGACTGACACGAATGCTTGGTTCTTGATGACTGACATTCCAAATGGTATGAAACACTTTGTTCGCGCACCTCTTGAGACGAGCATGGACGGAGATTTCGATACCGGGAATGTGCGGTATAAGGCTCGTGAGCGTTATTCGTTCGGCGTGTCTGATCCGCTTGGCATCTTTGGATCGCCCGGCGCTTCGTAAGAAGCAAACAGGAGGGGGTCAAAAGACCCCCTCTTCTTTTTATTTATCCTAGGTTTATTTCCCATATCAGACAGACTAGGCTGACGACATGCAGACGGGTATGGGTATCTCGCATGTGAGGTAATTTAAAATGGCTCAGACTACATTCACTGGCCCAGTTAATCTGGGTGTTTTCACGGTTGCTACGGCCCCTACAAGTAATGTCTCTACAGGTTCCGTTGCCTATTTCTCAAATGGTGCTGCAGGTAGCCCAGTTCTTGCGTTTTACAACGGAACCAACTGGTTGCGAGTAGACACTTTGGCTGCTATTTCTGCTAGCTAATATATTATAAATCTATGTAATGAAGTATTTAATGCATAAATTGAATATACCAGTTTCCGAGGATTTAAAATTTTAAATCCTCGGATTTCTGAATAAAATTTTATTTAATGCGTTGAACAAAGATTAACTGGAGATAAACATGGCAGATGCAGTTACAAGCCAAACTCTGATCGATAGTGATCGCGTTGCTATCATGAAATTTACAAACATCAGTGACAGCACTGGTGAAACTGGCGTGGTTAAAGTTGATGTGTCTGCCCTGTCTGCTCCTGCAGGCAAAGTATGCAGCACAGTATCTATTGACCGCATTTATGCTTCGACGGTAGGCATGGGTGTTGACATCCTATGGGATGCCACGGCAGATGTGGTAACAATGACGTTAGGCCCAGATCAGTTTTATGAATATAAGTTTAATGACATCGGTGGACTGTGGAATAACGCGGGAGCAGGCAAAACTGGAGATGTGTTATTCACTACCGTTGGTGCATCCGCAGGCGATCGTTATACGATCATTCTTTACCTGAGCAAGAAGTACACCTAATGGTCAAAGGCGTTAAGAGACTTCCTTCTGGCGGTATTGAGTATCGCGGTGAGAAGTTTTCAGGATTTAATAAACCTAAAGATGCGCCTTCTGGTGACACCCATAAAAAGGTTGTACTGGCTAAAAAGGGCGATAAAGTAAAACTTGTTCGGTTTGGGAGGAGAGGATATGGCCATAACTACTCGCCGGAAGCGCGAAAAAACTACCTTGCGCGTAGCGCGGGAATCAAAGGCAAGGGTGGGCGCAGCACCGCCAGTGACCCTTTCTCCCCAAATTATTGGGCAAGGAAAGTTCTTTGGGCGGGTCCTGGCGGCAGCAAAGCAGCGCCTCCAGGTGGCTCTAGATTCCGTAAAAAGTAAGTTCTCATGAACAGAGCTAATATGAAACAAGAAGTCATGAAAGCCCCCGCTTCGCCCAAAGCGAAGAGCAAGGTTAAAAAGGTTATGGGTGAGTTCAAACGTGGCAAGCTCAAGTCTGGTTCTGGCCAAAAGGTCAAGAGCCGTGATCAAGCCATTGCCATTGCCCTATCAGAAGCCCGTGGTGCCATGCAGAGAAAGTATGGCGGCAAGGGAGTTACGATGTACGACGATTCGGTAGAGCGTCGTTTTGGTAGTGGAATGGAAGATCCGCGCAAGACGGGAGCCTTTATGCGTAATGCGCGCCGAGATATTGAAAGCGCGCCAAAGTACACCGAGAAAGAGCGGCAAGCGATGCTTGAAGTAGAGCAAGCCGAGATGGATCGAAAAATGCGAGAAGCCCGTAGAAAGTTCTACGGTCGCCCTTAATAGGAGATAACTAAATGCTTGACTGTCGTGGTATGGGAGCGGTAACCAAGAAAGGCCGCAAGGGACCTGTGGAAGTTGTCAATCGTAAGATGGGCGGCAAGATGGTTACCGGGTATAAGTACGGAAAGTCCGTTAAGCGCAAGATGAAAGGTAAGAGTTGCTAAAACGTGGCTACTACCGCAACGGCAACATTTAACCTAGACCTTAACGCTATTGTCGAAGAAGCCTTCGAGCGTTGTGGGGCGGAACTTAGATCAGGCTACGACCTTCGCACGGCGCGACGTAGCTTGAATCTTTTGTTTGCTGAATGGGCAAATCGCGGTATCAACCTTTGGACCGTAGAGCAGGGAACTCAAGTTCTTACTCCAGGTACGGCGACTTACAATATTCCAGTAGATACTGTTGATTTGATTGAGCATGTAATCCGTACTGGAACGGGCAGTAATCAAACTGATATTGATATTAGTCGCATCTCGGTCAGCACTTACGCCTCTATTCCAAACAAGACGGCGCAGGGAAGACCTATCCAGGTTTACATTGATCGTAAGTCTGGCGCAACGAGTGCAGCCAGCGTGGTTCAATACCCAACCTTTACAGTGTGGCCTGTTCCAGATAGCAGCCAAACGTATACTTTGGTGTATTGGCGTTTACGCCGTATGTTAGATGCAGGCAATGGTGTTAATACGCAAGACATTCCATTTAGGTTCCTGCCTTGCTTAGTTGCAGGGCTAGCCTACTATATGTCATTAAAGCTGCCCGGGGCTGAGACGCGTATCCCGATGCTCAAGGCAATGTATGACGAGGCATGGGGATTGGCTTCGGAAGAAGATCGAGATCGATCTGCAGTTAGGTTTGTCCCCAGACAATCATTCCTGACGAGTTAACCTTATGCCGGTACCTTTCGCTTCCGGTAGACATGCAATTGCGATGTGTGATCGCTGCGGGTTTGAATACAAACTCAGCGAACTTAAAGAAGAAGTCATCAAGACCAAGAATGTCAATTTATTGGTTTGCGAGGAATGTTGGGACCCAGACCAGCCTCAATTGCAACTCGGGATGTACCCGGTAGAAGATCCTCAGGCTATTCGCAACCCTCGCCCAGATAACACCTACTACTTTGTAGGAGCCAATGGGGCAGGCGGTAGTCGCGACATCCAGTGGGGATGGAATCCGGTAGGGGGAGCCAGAGCTTGGGATAATGGACTAACGCCTAATGATTTGCTGGCGACTGGCTACGTAGGCTCTGTGACAGTTTCTACAACTTGAGAATGAAATGAACTATTCCCAGTTAAGTCTAGCCATACAGGAATACTGCCAATCGACGGAAACGTCGTTTGTTGCCAATATTCCTACGTTCATTAAGCAGGCTGAGCAACGGATCTATAATATGATCCAGTTCCCATCACTGCGTAAGAATGTCACTGGCACGACCACCTCTGGAAATAAGTACCTGGCTTGTCCAGATGACTTCCTTTCGGTGTATTCGCTAGCCCTTATCAAGGGTGATGGCAGCTATGAATACCTTCTAAACAAGGATGTCAATTTTATTCGAGAGTCCTATCCGTCGCCTACTGACACGGGGCTTCCCGCCTACTATGCATTGTTTGGCCCAAGATCAGATCAGGCGACGGAACTTACTTTTATCCTAGGTCCAACCCCTAATTCGAATTACTCGGTAGAGTTGCATTACTTCTTCTACCCTGCTTCGATTGTTGATAATGGAACGAGTTGGCTTGGGGATAACTTCGATAGCGTTCTTTTGTACGGCTCACTGGTTGAAGCCTATACCTATCTTAAGGGTGATCCAGATCTGATGACCCAATATGAGAACAAGTACAAAGAAGCCATCTTGCTTGCCAAGAGACTGGGCGATGGCCTTGAGCGTCAAGATGCTTATCGTAGTGGTCAAGTAAGGATACCTGTCGGATGAGTGGATTTAGTGGCGGTATAAGTATTGGTCCAGTAAATGTATTCACGACCCAGAACCGAGGCTTTACTCCAGAAGAGATTGCTGAGAGAGCCTTGAATAAGATTATTTCTGTTGGAGAGGAAAGCCATCCTGACATTATCAAGCAGGCAAAAGTCTACAAAGACAATATCAGGATGGTCTTGATTAAGTACTTGCGTGAGGCCCAAAGATCCGAGCGAACCACGATCTGTGCAAAGCTCACCATGCAAGGGCATAGTGATTTAGCAAAGATCATAGGAGAACTTTAATGGCAATTTCTCAAGCAATGGCGACCAGTTTTAAGGTCGAGATTCTCAACGGCATTCATGCATTCGGAACTTCGGTTACCCGAGGTTCAACAACTGCTGACACATTCAAGATTGCACTGTATACCTCATCCGCATCTCTAGGTGCATCAACGACGGCGTACTCTTCAACGAATGAAGTTTCTGGGACGGGATATTCTGCAGGCGGTAATACGCTGAGTGTATCTCAGGTTCCAACTTCTACTGGCACTACGGCATTTCTAGACTTTGCCGATACGACCTGGAGTACTGCCACGATTACTGCCAATGGCGCGTTAATCTATAACAGTACTCAAAGCAATAAGGCGGTGGCGGTGTTGGCGTTTGGAGGAGATAAGACTTCTACCGCTGGAGACTTCACAATTCAGTTCCCGGCTGCGACGTCTTCCGACGCGATTATTCGAATCGCTTAATTGAGTAGCGTCCGTGGCCGACGCTAATGTTGGATTTACAGGCTGGAGTGCCTCTGGCGTAGGCTGGGGCGACCAGGGTTGGGGCGTTGGAAGCGGCTCCAATATTCAGGCTACAGGCGGTGTTGGAACTGTCGGAGTTAATGCGACCGCCGTTACAGGCGTTACAGGCGAGACAGTTCTTGCTTCGGTAGGAGAGGAGTTTGTCATTGGCAATGCCAATGTATACCCAACTGGGGTATTCGCGACCGGGGAAACTGGAACTGTTGTCATTAATGCGGCAGCTAATGTTTCGCTTACCGGGGTTGAGGCCACTGGGTTTATTGGAACAGTTATTGTCGATGCTAAAGCAGTTGTTCTTGTTTCAGGCGTTAGCGCAACGGGTCAAACCGGAACAGTCGCGGTAAATGCTTCGGCAATTTCCCCTGTTACATCCGTTACAGGAACTGTTTCCCTCGGAACAATCAGTGTTATTACTAGTAATATTTTCTCTGTTACTGGGGTTCTTGGAACCACTTCCCTGGGTGATGCAACCGTTATCGCCAAGGCGGTGGTATCTGTAACAGGAGTTCAAGCTCAAGGGTTCGTGGGGCCATATCTCATATGGGGATTGGTTGATACCACGCAGAATCCAAATTGGCAAAATATCGGCACTTCACAGACGGCGGCTTGGGGTAATATCTCAACTGCCCAGTCACCTAATTGGACGCAAATTGCTGCGTAGGGGTAATTGAATGGCAACTTATAGCAATATCGGCATTAAACTGATTACGACTGGTGACGAAAGCGGCACCTGGGGTACCAGCACGAACACCAACTTTTCGGATGTTTTGGACGAAGCCATTGCCGGTGCGGTCACGTATAACATTTCAAGCGACGCAGATTTCACTTTAACGGTATCCGATGGCACATCAAGCGATGCCCGTCATGCGGTTATTAAGTTTACCTCAACGACCCTTACGACTACCCGCGTTGTCACATTTGCACCTAATACTCTTCAGAAGACCTGGGTGGTCATTAACGCTACGACTGGTGGGCAGTCTCTTACCTTCAAGCAGGGTAGCGCAGGTGGCACCGTAACGGTTCCTAATGGGGAAAGCGCAATCATTTACTCCGATGGTGCTGGTGGAACTAACGGTGCAGTTGTTCGAGTCCTCGATAGCTTTACCAATACCAAAATTACAACCGGTACACTAAATGCGACCACGCTTGATCTGACCAACCTTGAAGTTACCAACATCAAGGCGAAAGACGGCACTGCCGCCCTGACGATTGCCGATTCGACGGGCAAAGTCACGGTCAGTACAGAACTTGCCGTAGATAACATCAACGTCTCTGGCAACGCGATCACCTCGACCAACGCAAACGGTAACATCGACCTCACGCCAAACGGTACAGGCGAAGTCAACATTACAAAGGTGGATGTTGACTCTGGCACGATCGACGGCACGACCATCGGCGGCTCTACGGCAGCGGCAGGATCGTTCACGACCTTGACCTCCTCAAGCACCGTCACAATGAACGGCGGCACCGCCAACGGCGTCCTGTACCTGAACGGCAGCAAGGTGGCGACGAGTGGGA